TTGCCAGGACAGAAGCAAATATAACTGCAACACATGTGGTGACAGGATACACTGTTATGATCGGATAGAACCATGACTGATATGCACATAACAATCGAGCCAAGGAGGCCAGCGCCCACACAAATCATACTGCGCAGGACGGCGGGGAACTTCATTGATACATATGTGTACATCAACGATACGAACCAAGCAAAAAGGGAGTATAAAACAGAGGTGAGATAAATGGTGAAAAATATTCCGATTTTGTAGAATCAATTGATAATCGACAAATAATATTTAGATGTCCATTGGTAGTTGAAGTTGATGATGATGTAGATTATGCGGGAGAATGGCATGAATCATGTACTTTTATCATTAACGATGCATAGGTGTTGGTACGGAAGTCAACCGCGGCCCCGCTTACAAAGCGGAGGCATGCGAAATGATGCATGAAATGGAAGTGATATAAATGATAAACAAACCAGGAATGTGTAACAGGTGTGGGAGAAAGGATTTGCTAACCTTGGAGACACTATTAAGTGAAGGAGGATTAAAACGTGGTACTTATAAGCAAAGGTAGAAGATATACTATTCATGAGGTAAAAGCTACACCGGATGGTATTATTAAAGAAATTGAAGAAGAAATATCATGTTGGAATGGTGTTAATTTAAAAATAAAAATTGAACGTGTTCATTAATGAGGGGTCGGTATCATAGAGCCGTATAAAGTCACTTGCACAACACTGACACGGCAGAGCTGGCCAGCGTGAGCAAAAACACCCCGATAAAATCGGGGTGCATGAACGGAGATGATGCATATAAATAATATAGATTTTCAAACCCCTGAATGGGTGTGTAAGTTAATGATGGACCTTATAGAGCATGAGCCGGTGTTTATATTAGAGCCAACCCCAGGGGCTGGTAATTTAGTAAAGGCACTTAAACTTAAGTTTCCAGATTCAATAATAGATGCACCAGATGATTTTTATAATTTTATTAAATATTATCATGGAAGATATCACTATATTGTCGCAAATCCCCCCTTTACTCCAATGACACAAGGATATAAGATGTTAGACGAATTCTTTAACATTGCAGACGATATTATTATACTATTGCCTTGGCTGGCTTTGATTAACTCAGAAAAGCGAACAAAAAAATATATATCAAAGGGGCTGAAAAAAATAATACATTTACCACGAAGTGCTTTTCCTGGATCACGGGTGCAAACATGTGTATTAGTATTTCAAAAAGGATATCGTGGTGATATAATCTTTAAGGATGCATAGGTGCTAGCTCTAAGTCACTTGCGGCAACCTAACACGCTTTGCGAAGCGGCTAGGTGCAGCAAAAACACCGGGCTAAAGCCACGATGCATGACGAAATATAAGAGGTATAAAAATGTTAGAATATCATTTAAAAGATAACGATTTGTTTGTTAAATGTCCCATGTGTGGAAATAATACTAAATTTAAGGCACATTCACAACAAGTATCAGAAGATTGTTGTGAGGTGTGGGTAGAATGTGAATGTGGATATGATCCAACTACTGAAAAAATCGGAATGCGTTATGAAGATGTCTATGGTGGTGTTCATGAAGATAATGTACGAATGGCATTGGAATGTTGGAATGATGCGATTAACGATGCATAGGTGCTATCTCTAAGTCACTTGCGCGTCCCTGACTCGTCCATAGGACGGCCAGGGCGAGCAAAAACTCCTGGATCAATCCGAGAGCATGAATGAGATGATACAAAAATAACTAAAAGATGTGATTAAGAATGGGAATGGATGAATATATACCAAAATATGAACGGAAACATGGTGTTTTTGTTAATGAAATGAATACAATAATTAAGGCACTGTCAATTGAAGATTTGGGGCACAAGATAGCCTTGAAGTCGTGTGAAAAGTGTACTGAAATTGAATATGATATTTTAGATGTAAACTATCCACACTTCTTGAAATTAAAAATGGTTTTGAAATTAAGTACACCAAAAGCGTATTTTTTTGGGAAAGACCTCCCATTATTTATTGAATATGATGATTGTGCGTTTATGGTTGCTCCTGCTGTTGAATCGATAGATGATTTTAATGTTGCGGTCAAGAAAGCACTTAAAAAGGATGCATAGGTGTTGGCTCAGTCACGGGCGCCAGCAGCGGACCACCCAACGCCAGGTTAAAAGCCGGAAGCATGACGTTAATAAGTAGTAGTCGATTGAATGTTAAACAGAGAATGGCTGTTGAAAGAGCATTGATAGAAGTTCAGATTACTCTTGATAATGGTGATGGTTTCGATGATGAATAATAGTGTACGCACGGTGCTATACGAAGTCACGGACGCCAGCCCAACACCCCTTTAGAAAGGGGGTGCATGACGAAGATGATGCATAAAAATGAGGTAATTAGAAATGGTATCTAAAATTGATATGAGAAATACAGACGTTGGACCAAACGGGTTTAACACATGCCCTTTTGTCTGTAATCTAAATATAAAATGTATGAGTGGAAGTTCTAAAATAACAGATAAAATACAATATGTTTGTGAATGTGATGTAAACCTACAAAACACCCAAACACAAATTAATAGTATGAATTAAAACGATGCATGGGTGCTATACGAAGTAACCATCACCGCCATAAATGGCGGCGCATTTCAATTTTTATATATTGGTATCACACATGAGATTAATCCGATTCTATCATCGCCTCCTAAACCAATATCGAATACATAGGCGATGGGCTTCGGTGTGGACTGTCGCCAAAATGGCATGGGTGCAATCCCGGTGATTATAGTAGGGGGTGGTTATATATACTATTAATACTAATATATACTATCGAATATAAGGAGTTATTATATGGTTAAACATTTGATAGATATTAGTGAAAAGTCTAACTTGAAAATTAAAATCTATAAATCACAACACGGGTTAAATTCAGTCAGTGATGTAATCGAAGACTTGCTACTTAATACCGTGGTTGTGGTAGAATGACTGGTCAAAAGGATCGATATACTACCACTGAGAAGTTGTGGAAATTAGATGATCAAACATTATCTACACCAAAACACGATGAAATGGTTTTGTGGTTGTTGAATAAAGATAATGTTCTTAATATACTGCCAAAGCCCAGCAAAATATATATAGAACCAATTAGTGTGGATTGTTTTAAAAAGGGACAAACTTCTATTTCTGCCCCAAATTTACAAGCCGATTTAATTAATTATAAGACCCTGCCAGAAGGATATAATTGGTTACTGTCAAATGATGATTGGAAATTAATAAAGTTGGAGTATGACTCAATTGCTCATTTATTACTCCCGGCTACTAAGCTTATTGGTGAAATTGGAATAATTAAATCCGAAGTCCCAATTACTGCTAAGAATGGGTTTTTAGTTGGATATACTGACATTGAAATAAATTGGATAGATGGGTTAGAACACTTGGAATATATTCAGTTAAGCAATTATCACCCGTTCCCTAAAACATACATAGAAGTTAAGCCTGTAATAAAAAGCTTCGGTGAAACACTTAGACAACTTAATACATATAAACATTATTTACACACTGAACAATTATATCTATTCACAACCGACCTGCGATTTAAAGAAGCGTTTGAATCACAGGGTATAACGGTTCTGACATATCCTGACAAATGAGGTTATTGATATGCAATGGGCTGAAGACTTTTTCAAAATATATTACTGGGATGATGTCCTGGATTTGGCCAGGATGTGGCCAGAACAAAAGAGCCTGAATATAGATTCTACGGTATTCAGTAAATTTAATATTGAAATGTGGGATTTGTTATTTGATGATCCAGACAAAGTATTATCTGAATTGGATGAAGGACTTAAAAACATGTCAATTCCGGTGCCTATTGATGATAATTGGAATCCAACGGTTCGCATTTCAGGCATTGAAAAACCAATGAGGGTCCGAGATATAAGAACTGAAAAGATAAATAAACTTATTACAGTATCTGGGTTAGTTCAAAAAATATCTGAGGTGTGGCCCCGGATAACTATTGCACAATTTGAATGCCAGCGATGTAGTTATGTAACTGAGATACACCAAGTTGGTTATAAATTCACCGAACCCTTGGAATGTGAAAATGAAATGTGTGGTCGAAAAGGGCCATTCAAATTATTACTGAGTACCTCTAAAATGGTTGATACTCAGAAACTACGACTACAGGAATCGCCCGAAGATCTTAATGGCGGCGAACAGCCGCAGACTATTGACGTACAAATCGATGGAGATATAACAGGTGTGGTCCTACCAGGTAATCGGGTAACTATCACCGGCATACTTAGAGCATTTCAAAAGACAAATAACAATCAGAAAACCACACAATTTGAAATGATGTTAGAGGGTGGATATGTAAATATTAATGATACTGAAACAGACATTGAAATCACCGATGAAGACCATCGACATATTATAGAAATGTCTAAAAAAAACAATGTAGTGGATGAATTAGTTAAAGGCTTTGCATCATCAATTTATGGATATGAAATAATTAAGGAGTCTCTTCTTGCTGCAGCGGTATCAGGAGGAAATATACTGCGCCCCGATGGGACAATCCAGCGGGGCTATGCTCATGTATTAATCTGTGGTGATCCTTCCACTGCAAAGTCTACACTTTTAGCAAATGTAAAACAATTAATCCCACGGTCACAATTGGCCACAGGCGACGGGTCAACCCGGGCAGGCCTTACAGCCGCTGTGATACGGGATGATTTCTATGGTTCTAAGTGGTCCTTAGAAGCCGGGTCATTAGTATTATCAGACCGGTCCGTAGCCATCATAGACGAACTTGATAAAATGCGTGATGAAGACGTCCCAAAACTAAACACGGTATTATCATCTTCAACAATTCATATCAACAAAGCGGGGATAAATTGTACATTATGGGCGAGATGTCCGGTATTATGTGCCATGAATCCAAAGGCCGGGCGATTTGATAGATTTGAATCAATCTCAGAACAGGTAAATATTCGGCCTGATACATTAAGTCGATTTGATTTGATATTTACAATGTTTGATACTCCAACACCTAAAATTGATGAGAAAATAACCGATATTCTTGTTGGTGCCTGGAGTAATAATCATACTGTTGATATTAACCAAATAGATATCATTCGTAAGTATATTTCAATCGCACGACAAATTAAGGATGTTGAGTTATTACCTAGAGCATTAGATAAAATCAAATCTTACTATCTTGGTTTAAGGGGGGGGTATAATCCGTCTGATGACGTGGTCAGCATAACCACGAGAAATTTAGAGGCACTTATCCGATTGACCCGATCTGAGGCTAAACTAAGATTATCTAATACTGCTGATGTAGTTGATGCAGAACGAGCCATTAAACTAATTGATGCATCTATGCGAGAAACCAGTTTAGACGAATCCGGGGAGTTAGATTCATCAATAGTAGAAACTGGCATTTCAAAAAGTCAGCGTGATAAAGCAAAACTTATAAGGGATATTATTAAAGAATTACAAAAAGATGGCCCGGTTAAATATGCTGACATAGCAATTCGAGTGGATGATCAAGGTATGACAGCAGAAGAATTAGAGCATACTATTAAACATATGAAGAAAGAAGGTGCAATTTTTGAGCCAAGTGGTGGATGTCTGAGATGTGTTTAAGTTATCATATATATAATTATATCTGCAGCGACATTTAATATTTTTTAAGATTTTGTGCTGTGTTTTTATATGCTGTTTATCAAATAATGTTTTGCTTTGATGTAATATTTTATATGTCTTTATCTATTTTATTTTAAATTATAGCAAATGTATAATTATATATATACACCGGTAGATTAAATGATAAAATATACTACCATCCACCAGACAACGTATTTGACTAATAGTTATATATATATATCTAAATATGATTTTTTTCACGGGCCACTATATACTTATTTATAATTAGAGTTATCGTTATATATAGTTATATAGTATAATAAAGTAGTATAACTAGACAACCGCAGAACAGAATAGGCATATATATATACCATTGGTATACTTATATACATGGTGAAATCAAATGGTTTTAACACAAAAAGGAATTAATATACACACTGAACAACTCGATCGACTTAATCACCTTGCACCACATGCACAATTAGGGCCGTTGCTTAGGAGATTACTGGATCAATATATGGATGGAATTGATAATGGCACTTAAATTATATCCTATACGATTAGAAGAGTGGCAAATCACTGAATTAGAACGACGTGCAAATGGCAATCCTGTGGCTCCATTTGTCAGGGATATAATCACCGGTTGGTTAGGGATAAATGACTCACTTCAAAAAGAGCAAATCCAAAAAGAAATAGAAGGATTAACCGGCCAGATAAATTTGTTAAATCACTTGATTCAAGATATTGAAACGAAAGAGTCCAATCAACAAGCAGAAATTGACATTGATGTTGGCAGGCAGATATATCTAAAATCAAATCCTAATATTTTAAAGATGTATCGTGATAAATCCATTGGTCTTAAAGGCTATCAATTACTACAGGCAACACTTGGATTTAATAACAAATCTGAAGTTGATGAGTGGTTAGCTAATCATATCGATTCAAATCACACGTCGAGCACTTGAACTCGACAGGATGGAAATAAAATGTTAGACATATTAATATCAATTATAACAATATTGTACATGTATTTGTTATCACGGCAAATATTAGAGGGGTTGTATATTGGGGTTGTGGCACAAGTTCTATGGGTACTATTCATTTATTATAATGAAGCGTGGGGGCTAATACCATTGAATATTGCATTGTGGTATATTTGCATTACAGGTATAATAAAATGGAAACATAAGGGGTGAATGAATCATGAAAATATACAAAACTAAAGAAGAACTACCTGAAATCACAGCAACAAACACGTTTAATTGGGGATGTGTAATTGATGGTTGTTGGTTTGGACCGTGTTTTGTTCAGTATGACAAAGCACCGAAAGGATGTCCAGCCGGTACTAGAGTACCAGAATGGAAGATAATTAGGTAATGATATGACAAAACAAAAAGAAATAGAAACTTGCTCGGACTGTGGCCGCGAGATTAAATCGTATAAAACATTAGTGCATGGGGATCACTGGGTCTGCGCAAGGTGTGCGAAGAATTACGATGCATGGTGAGGTGTATGTTATGAGAACAAAACCCACATCACGAACCCACACCACAGAGGGGCTTGAACACATGCGGCGCCTGTTAGATATTCACGGATATTATCAGGATCACCCTGGATGCACAATCAACAATGCGATTACATTTACTCCTGCTACCAAATCATCTGTCGGAGAGTATAGCAAACTGCGCTCTGAATGCGTCGCTGTGATGGTGCAGGCCTGGCTCACGCCGCGAACGGTGCATAAGGTAGGTGCATATACCAATTATACTAATATTGGCTTAGAATCGGCTCAGATAAAGAATGGTGAATAAAATGAACAAATATAGAAAGAAACCGGTAGTAATTGAAGCGGTGCAGTACACCGGAGACAACAAGAAAGAAATAATAGATTTCTCTGGACGGACAATATTAACCAATACATGTTATGTACACTTGAATATCCCCACACATGAAGGGAATATGAAAGCGAATGTAACCGATTGGGTAATCAAAGGAGTCCACGGTGAATTATATCCAATCAAGAATGATATATTCCTTGAGACATATGAGGCGGTCGAATGAAAACCACCATTGAAGAAATTGAATGTTTGAATGAAGCAATCAATGAATCAATAAAGGTTATAGCAACCGAATTGAAGGTTTATTGGTTGATGGATAAACTGAGGAGAAAACCATGAAAACCAAGAAATACGACATGACTGAATACCAGGATGAAGAATTTGAATGTGTGGCATGTGGATATACATCAAATGATAAAAGTAGATTTCAATGTGTTAATACGAGTGAAAACTCAAAACGGACTACACGGGAGATGATGTGTAGTGTTTGTAACAATTCGTCTGTGAAATTTGCTTACATATATCCAATGCAATATTTAGGTACACAACAAACATTATTCACAATTGCTGTATGTACGAATATGATAATAGATGAAATAAGAGGCAAACCACCATGAAACAAATTAAATATGACCTAACAGAATACCAAGACGACGACGGATTCGTTATAGCAAAGGTCACAGAATGCAATGATGAAATTATCTCTGTGGATTTGGTCGATACTAACCTGTGTTATAAGTCTGAGTATAACGACCTGCGCAGGGTTTTAGACGAGATTGAATCTAAGGATTGGAAGTTGACAGGAGATGACCAACCATGAACATCTACGAGGCAAGGAAACTGCAAAAACTGCTATACAAACGTGGTTATCCAAATAATCGATATATGCTAACAGAAATATTAGATGATATATTATATTATTGTGTATATCATCGGATTTCAAATAATGGAGTTATGCGACTAACTGAACATTATTATCGCGTGTTGGATTATGGTGTACACAACGAAGATATCGATGTGCTTGCATTATATCATGTTCAAGGCTACGGCTCGAATTGGCCAACCGGGATGTACATTGCAGAGATTATAAGAGTTGATTAATATAAGAATCTGCCCACACGACAGGCACCCGGCGCAGGGTATCTAGAATTTGAAATATAGTAGGGGAAGTGTTACTTTGAACTTATACGGCGTGTGGTTATTATATGTTAATCTGTCCGCACAATAAACAGCGAAGTATATGTCTATGCAAAGAATGCCAAGATATCTGTGTGCAGCATACTGGCATCTATGAGTATGCTGATTTGTATAGAAAAACTATAACTAATATCAAATAATAATATCTTATCATTATGATGGAGGCAAATAAATGATTTGGATAAACTTTGGAAAATGGACATCAACACATGGGTCAATGTTTTCACAACATCGTGTATATAAAAATGGTTGGAAATGGACGCCGTTTGTAATGGTTGAACGGCGATATAACAATGGACTATAATATGAAGAACGATACAATCAAACCTAAGCGAGTAGAAAATATTCCGACCGACACCACCAAAGACCAAGAGAAGACTACTAAATCAAAGCACAGGAAGTCCTATCGGTATAAAGGTAAAAGTAACTGATTAACAATGCCAATTAATGCTAAAAAGGGCGGATGGTCTGAGAATAAACTTGCCGTTGCACAAGCAATAGCAGAAGGCGACGGCACACAGCGAGACATAGCAACTAGATTCAACATTCAAGAATCTACCATTTCACGCTGGAAACACGAACCCGAATTTTTGCAGAGAATCGATGATATGACGTTATCGCTCGAGCGACATTCACTGGCCGGTATGCTCAGGCGCTTAGATGAACAGCAGAGTTTTACTTCTATTGGAAAAAATGAATGGCTGAAAATTGAGGAGTTCAAAGCCAAATTACAAGGACTAGACAAACATCCCGTCGAACTTGAAGTAACTAAACCCATTGTATTGGCCATCTCCTCAGACCCGGGTGTACTGAAAAAAGCAAATGACCTTGCAAAGAAATTATCCGAAATCAAAGAGGAATAATTATCTATGAATTTGTAACTCCTGCACTATTTTCAATAACTGCCAGCCGCGGCAGGTGGCTACCTGCTAAACATTTGTTATTATTATCTGATAAATTAGTTCAGGTTGCGACAGGGGATATAAAACGATTAATGGTATTAATGCCACCAAGGAGCGGTAAATCACAATTCATTTCTCAGTATTTTCCTCCTTGGTTTTTAGGTCACGGCCCCGACAAGCGGGTAATACTCACCAGCTACGAGGCAGATTTCGCTGCATCATGGGGGTGGAAAGCCCGGAATGTTTTTGAAGAATATGGGTCTGAAATATTTGGATTGTCTGTACGATCTGATTCATCAGCAAGAAACCGATGGGATATAGTTAATCATACCGGCGGTATGAATACTGCAGGTGTGGGTGGTGCCATCACAGGAAAGGGCGCGGATTTGCTATTGATAGACGATCCAGTTAAAAACGCTGAAGATGCAAACAGCGAGCTAAAACGTGATAAAGCGTGGGATTGGTATCAATCCACAGCATACACTCGGCTGGAACCCAACGCAGCAATTATCTTGATTATGACCCGCTGGCACCCTGAAGATTTGGGCGGATTACTATTAAAAGAAATGGATGCTGGTGGTGAGCAGTGGGATGTTCTCAAATTCCCTGCCATTGCAGAAGAGAATGATATCCTTGGTCGAAATGTTGGTGATCCGCTCTGGGGTGATAGATATCCCATTGAATCATTAGAGGCAATCCGGGACACCGTGGGGGCGTACTGGTGGGCGGCTATGTATCAACAGACCCCATATTCTAGGACCGGCGGTATGTTTAAACGGTCTGATTTTGAGGTTGTGTCGGGCGGTGGTGGTAGCAACAATGTAAGATTTTGGGACTTAGCCGCAACGGATATAAGCGAAAGTAAAAATCCTGATTGGACATCTGGGGTTTTATTATCAGAAGAGAAGGGACGATTCTGGATTAAAAATATTATTCGTGTGAGGGAAGAAGCTGCGGAAGTAGAACGGATAATTAAACAAACTGCAAAAGTAGACGGTGTAAAAACAAAGATATACATGGAGCAGGAAGGTGGTGCATCGGGTAAATCATTGATATCATATTATGCTCGCAACATTCTAAAAGGATATTATTTTGAAGGGATATCCAGCACAGGGTCTAAGCCGGTTCGTGCTACCCCGTTATCTGCCGCGGTTCTCAATGGTAATGTCCACATGATTGAAGGTGAGTGGAATACTGTTGCGCTGGATGAATTCGAACAATTCCCGATGGGCGCACATGATGATATTGTTGACGCCACATCTGGAGCATTCAATATATTGACCACGGCACCAGTTCAAATAAATAGTATCCCCACATCCCGGGGGCGCAGCCGGATACTAAAGATGTAATAATACACTTGGTCGATAGTAATATATATGTTTAAAGCGTATTAAAGCACATGGTGTGTATATATTTATATATCGAACCTGGGAATGTGTCATGTAGTGTTTATGATAAAAGGGCCGATTTGGGTGCTTCGTGTCCTAAGAAAAGATTAAAAGGATATATCAGTCCGAATTGCTGGAGGTTTCCATGATGAAAAACACAGAACATTGTATATATAAATCAATTGAAGTGGCTAAGCCAATCTGGCACGATAGCTTTGAGGACATAGGCGCACAGATAACAGAAATGTTAAATTCATAGAATAAATTAAATCGATACATTCAGAAAATTACTATCGAACATGATATGCCCACAAAGATTGATTATTTGATAATCCGGGGGCGCTGGGTGGACAACGTGAATTGGTGATTTATGAGCAAATCAGTAGACAATGCCACACTTGAAACGATAATATATGATATTTATATGCATGGCGGGCTAATCGAAAGAAACATGGATAATCTTACTGAGAAATACAAAGTAAGTGCAGATAGTCTTCGTTCATGGTTATTGAATAGTAAGGCATGTGATATATATTCAGAATATAGATATCGATATAAACAAACCAATGAGCAAGATATAATTAGATTGCATTTGAAATTGTTACGGCGGGGAATGAGCAAATAAATGATTATTATCAGGTGATTATATAATGAAATTAATATATTGTAAAGTATGCAAAGATGTTATACAACTCCGGGGACAGTTCAAACACTGTAAATGTGGGAACGTGGCAGGAAAATTTTTAAAAGATAATTCTAGGGTTGAAGTTGCATTTTATCAAGAAAGATTGGGGCGAGTTATCGGTATTTCAAATAAATATTTGTTTTGTGATAAAAGATATAATTCTAAAATTGATGGAGGTTATTTTGCAAAACAGAAATCATTTATAACAAAAATTCCACTACACGAAGATGGAAATGATATAATTGTAACAAACTGTAAAACTTTCTGGAATAAAAACCTACGATTCATTCATTGGAAAATATATAAATTCATGTTAAATAAAGTGTACTTAAAGGTATATTTGAATAAAAAGGAAAAATATTACAAAGAGGGTTATAAATGTTAAATATGGAGGGATTTTATGATTTGTATGTGTCTTGTAGATAGGAATATAAAGCATATATTTACAACACTTGAACATGCAGGATTTGAATGTTTTTTGGTTGGTGGAGCAGTTCGGGATTTATTGCTAAATAAACCACCAACCGATTTTGATTTTGCAACAAACGCACGACCTGGAATGGTTATGAAATTGTTTGATAAAGTCATTCCTACAGGGGTATCGCATGGAACTGTTACAGTTGTGATTGAAAATAAGTGTTTTGAAATAACGACATATAGAAGGGATATAAATTGTGATGGCAGGCATTGTGATGTAGTATTTTCAGATAATATAAAAGAAGATTTGTCAAGACGCGACTTTAAAATTAATGCAATGGCAATGAATTCTAAAATGATATTAATTGATATGTTTGGTGGTGAAGAGGATATTAAATATGGTTGGATCGATACCGTAGGGGATCCAAAGTTGCGATTTGATGAGGATAAATTAAGAATCGTTAGGGCAGTACGCCTTGCAACTGTTCTTGATTTCAAGATAAAAAAACGTGTATTGGATGAAATACAAACACAAAACCTTGCTAGAATATCTAATGAAAGGATACGCAACGAGTTTGTAAAAATATTAATGTCCGAGTATAATATTCGTGGTTTTGAACTTCTTGATAAAACAGGATTGTTATATAAAATAATTCCTGAAATAGAAGCAATGAAGAATCTTAAAGCGGGTTCGCACAAATATCATCCAGAAAAGGACATATATGAACACACATTGATTGCTTTATCATCATTGCCTAAAGAAGCGTCATTGGAGCTTAGATTAGCAACCTTGCTTCATGATGTTGGCAAGCCACCCACATGGGACAATTATCATTTTAGTGGACATGAAGTAGTGGGGTGCAAAATGGCCAATGAAATATTAAAAAGACTGAAATTCCAGAAAAGTGTTGTAAGTAATGTTTCGTGGTTGGTAGCAAACCACATGATAATCCATAGATTTGATGAATTAAGAAATGCAAAAAAGATACGTTTGATTCAGGAGCCGTTGTTCTATGAATTATTAGAATTGTTGAAAGCGGACAGTATGGTAAAAACTACATTGCCAACTAAAATATTAGAATATATAAACTCTTGCACACACGCCGAAATAAAAGGAACAAACGAGCGATTGATAACAGGGCACGATGTTATGGCATTGGGGATTCCGCCCGGTCCAATAATATCTAAAATCATAACCAAAGTAGAAAATCTTCAACTTGATAGGATAATAACATCAAGAACAGAAGCAATTGAATATATAAAAACCATGAATTGTGGATAAGATTATGTGTCAAATATTAGATTATATATTTGGAAAACGAAATCGGTCTATCGCCCCACCATAGCAGAAATAAACCATAATCAAAATAAGCTAAAAATACTATCTGTGGCTGCCGATAAAGTAATGGATAACTTTTACAGCACGGCATGCAATAATAAGACACCACACAATTTCATATACAGAATGGTATGATAATACAAAAACATTTAAACGGTGGGGATAATTACTATCCATGGCCTGCGACGACTGGACACCGTTCACAATCTCTAATTATCCATATACTGTGAATCGAATAAGAGTTACAGCAGGAGGCGCAACTAACCAGTCCACAGGGGAATGGACCGCTGAAACTACTTCCTCAGTCGCAGTCGTCGGATATCTCGGCATCGGCGACTTAAAACTTCGGATGACAATTGAGACTATTGAAAATATGATGGGTGGTAAGTTCCAGACGGGGGATTTATATTTTGCATGTCATTGTGATTGTGATATTGCAGTTGAAGATATTTTAGAAGTTTACGATGATACCGATGGAGACACTAAATCTTACTGGCGCATAGTTGCATGGAATAAGATGCTGACCGAAGCTAAGAAACTTACACCATGGGGACGTAATTATTTCTTAGTTCGGAGGGAAGAGCGGTGACTAAGACAGTTTCTATAAAGAATAATATTCCGAAGGTCATCGATGGATTATCTACATCACAACAGAAAAAACTATTAAATTCAATTGGTGTTCGGTTCGAGGGTAAACTGGTTGAGGGGATACAACATGGTCGCGGTGAATGGGCGCCACTATCCCAGGAATGGGCTGAATTTAAAGGTCATGGTAAGCAGTGGTATCACACAGCTGCAACAGAGGGTGCAATTAAATTTAAAGTAGAGGGGGACCATGTGCGCTCTGGCTGGGTGGATGGAGGGGAATTAGCTGATCGGGCGATGCGGCTTGAATATGGCACATCTAAAATACCAGCGCGCCCGTTACTTCGACCAGTGTTCGAAGAGAATAAAGATGATGTTCGTAAAGATGCGATTGATTGGATTAAGGATGCTGTCAAAAAAGGTAAGATATGACTGTTGAATATTTTGAACTATCACGTGAAGAGTTATTACCAGGTGTGAGAATTCAAGCGCGGTTTGAAGATACATCCACAAATGTACAATATACTAAATCATTTATCGTAGATGGCACACTTCCAAGCGAGGCTTCGATTGACTTGAAAATCGAATCCATGAAAGAAGATATTATATTTTCAACTAATCCCATGAATTATTACGAACTTGATGGCGAGGATGTCCAGCCGATTCTTCACTTTATGGTTATTACGGTTCGTGGTGATCCGGATATTATACTGGTTGATCTTGTTGATGCCGTCGATATCGAGTATCCAGATGCATTTTGGAATATTAACAGACTGATAGCTCACATGCGGCATTATCTCCACAGTGAAATAGGCACACCATATACTTATGATGAGTTTAAGGTATTTATGATTGATAATAAATTCAAGGGGTTGGATTGAATGCTAACAGAAACACAAACTTTAGCAGTATTCACAAATATTGAGAAATCATATACAATCGGTGGAAATAGTTATACTGCATTTGTAACAGATTCTGACAGCTGGGATGGTGTGATTGCTAGTCCGGTGATTACACTCAATTATATTATCGACCCTGTTTTAATGGAAAGTTCTGTCGGTGTGCGGGAAGAAAGAGACTATGCCGTATTATCTGTTGATATATATTCATATATGGATCATGTCAATGGAATCCAGGGTATTAGGATTGCAAAACATATTGCCCGGGAACTGCTGGTTTGGTTTAAGCAGTCGTTTGATGCGGCATTAATTGATAACGGACTGAAAGTATTATCTACGAAACAGGCAATAAATTTATCAGACCTGGAAGAGAAAATATCCCGGATGCGGTTTGAAGTACATATATTATATAAGTTGATATGATGTTTGATACAATAAAAAAATGGTATTTGGAATTTGTAGATTATTTTTGGGAGAATATCGAAGAAGCATATAAATTTAAGAACCCATATCTGAGTCAGATAGATTGTAGTGGTGTACCGGAGTTATATTTCTTACCATTTGAACTTCTAGACGATGATGACACTACCGAAGAGCACAAAGGATATAATTATTTTACTGAGTAACGATTATCCCTTTTAGTAACCACAACACATATATAATATTAATACTAATATTAATATTATTATGGCAACAATCTATGTCCCTGATGAAGTAATAGCGAAGGTCATTTCAACTGGTAACGACAAACAAAAATTTATTAAGGAAGCGATTGAAGAGAAGTTGGAAAGGGAGACATGAATATGGGTATTATGAAGTTTCAATCCTTGTTTTAGTGGATGTTGGTCTGCGATATTAATCGCAACAGCTATTAGTTTTGCGTTTATATTAAATTAGGTGGTAGAAATGGATAACAAAAAAATATCATACAAAGAAATGAGCGAATACGTAGCTCAAAAGATGGGAGCAGAATCGGGAGAGCCAGTTGATGCAAAAAAACTAGAATGTCCCACCGAGGGTGAAATGGCAAGCTTGATAATTGCATATCATTTTTACAAAGTGCGAGACATAAAACGTACAGAGAAGCTGGATGGTGAGCTTACATTTGGAGATTCAAAAATATATGTGTCCCCTCTCAATGGTCTTGAATATAAACTGTCAATTTCAAAATCTGGATATATTCTCGTTGAGGTGTCCATAGACAGTGACTGGTATTATCGGGGTTTAGGACAATTTGCAACAAAATGGAATTATACCGTCGATGAGTTGGTAGAGTTGATGAATGTTGGCCAAATATGGGATGGTACAAAGTGGATTACCGATTTTAGAGATGTAAAGGATTAAATATAGTTTACTATTCTATTATTTGTCCGGTTTGCCCCAATTTTTACTACCACATAGCGGGCACATTCCACCTTTCCCCAACATAAAAAAGAAATAGAATATTCCAGGTACTATAAAGAATAATAAGAATAGTACTAAAATACTCAGTTGCATTCCCCTCGTCTTTGTAACATACTGCTCACAGTTTATACAATATTTTCGTTTGGTCATATTAATCCTCATTAAAATAATTTAATAAAGTTGTATAAAGTATTGTCCATTCTATACTATCAGATATGTCATTTGCATCTCGTTTCTTCCATCTTTCATAAAAAGCCGATGAACTCATATTATATTTAATTTCAAACTTTTTTAAGTCTTGCACTATTTCTTCTGGGGTCATAAATCCGGTGGGTTCCGTAAACCAATTGTTTGTTGAAACTGTACAAATCACCGTATTTATATTTTCACTCATATTAATCTACATCCCAGTATTTGGTTTTGAAAACCGTGGCTGTTTCTTCTGCCTCTTCGATGAACGCGGGTGGGAAATCTTTCGTATAATCTCGGGCACCTGGGACTGTGCCGAAGTACGGTTTTAATCTTGATCGGCAGTTGAAATGCTGTGGCGGTCTACGAATCCCTGGGTCGTCCAGCGCCCATATAGTCCCATCCAACATCTGACATATCTGACTTGTTCGTGCATCGATATGTGCGGCAAATTCTATACCGTCAACAACCCCAGAATCTTTATATCTCTGTTCTGTCGCTCGATTGAAAACATCGTTGGTAATAGTCCGCGCCATTTTATTTGCAGAAACTGGATTATCATCGAAATATGATGTGAGTCCCGCACTGATATGATCATATGTCCAGCCGGCCGCATACCATGACTGCAAATCTACAATCATTGCTTCCTTCTGTGAGGCCAATATCATCGACAATGATTTGATGAGTGCTACGGTGTACTTTGATATGAGCGGGTCTTCAACGCCCTCATGCGGGTTAGCTGCAGCCACGAGGTGCCGTCTAATCTGCCTGCCGCCATCAACGTGTCCTTCTTTATATGATTTCAGGACTATTTTTTTGGCATCAGGTGTGTATTTTTTAGAGAACTTCTTGAGCAGTCTGTCAAAGGATGGTGAAAAATATAATGCGTCCACTCCACCCATAAACCGGCGTAATATCCGCCGGATTGCCCGGGTATTCTGAGTTTCGAGTTTTTCAATTGTGGTCATTTTAAATAATTTTGTAAGTCGTTGGTGGCCATTTTATTCTTTGAAAACATCATCTATTGTGATAACTCCCAGTGCCTCAACGTATGGTGATTCTGTTATGATTAATGCACCACATCTATATCGCAACTGCATTAAATCATCTAAGTCATGTAATATCACAGCCCAATCCAATACTTTATGAACGCGACTTGTATTTGTAAATCTGTTTTTTAATGTGAATGATTTTTGTATAGCATATGCACACGGATTAACATGTTTTTCACTTGCTCTTCTTATAACAAATAACATAAACTTTCATCTCCTGTTATCATAAACCAGCTGTACCAATGCCTACAGTGTCTATTATAACTTCAAATTTACCCGTTTCATTTTCAATCCACATGCGCATCCAACTGGATGTGTGCGGCTCACCCGATTGTAATGCATATCCTGAAACCAGCCCATTGGTATCAACAGAGTGCCCATAAAACGGCACACCACAATCGCGGACATCTTCAGTTGTGGCCATTTTACCCTACCGAATCGGCAAACGCAATTGCCATTCTTTTTGCATCATTAAGTGTTTTCGCTTCAAACCCTATAGGCAAACTCAAATCACATTCTGGATGTTGATCAATATATTCCTCAATATACCCTGACGAATTTGTGCAATCACCTTCTTTTACTATATCTCCAATTCCAAAACCATACATTGCACGATGTGACCAGCCGTACCATTTATGTTCATTCTCACAGAATCCAATTGAACATATATGGCTTTTGTCATTCATTGGTTCGGGCATTATACCGCGTGTTTGGCAGATTTGATATGCAGCTTTTGAATTGCCGATGTAATCTCCATTCTTATTATAAGCAGATTTCATAGTCACTGGCATACTTGGGTCGGATTCAATTGTACATATTTCAGTTCGCACTTCATATCCTGCTTTATAATGTCGCACAGATAATACTTCGTGTGACATTCCATTATCATATTCTGTGTCTGTTGTCATTAAATATACCTCATCGATTTTTATATTTCTCTTGAATCTCTTCAAATGTTCCAGTATGCCACATGTCAAAATTATACTGCTCCTCTTTAGTGAGTGTGAAACCAGTAGGATATTTCTTAATAAACTGATTAAAGAAATCATATGCAACCGAAGTATAATATGGATCTTCTTTAATCATAAAACAGAATATGTGCCTGACCTGGTGCATGATCTCTAGTTTATATTCTGCATGTTGAAATTTATCATCAATATATTGATTCATAAAATCATCAATGCCTTTGAGCCGGAGGTCATCATAAACGTATGCATCCTTATCATACTTATTCACAATATACCAGTCGGCAAGATGTAGTGCTTTACGGATAGTATTTTTAATTGTATTCTGGAAAAACCGCCCTTTTGCTGTGTGGGTCGGATTATGTGTAAAACCTTTGAATCGAGTAGAATTGTCACCATCGTCATATCTCCTATGTACAAACATTTTGTTTTGGTCAATAAACTTCATTAGTTTATGCTGTTCATCGAGTGTCCAGTTTTCAGAATCAATTCCACAATCTTCAATTACTTTCACCATTTTTGTGAGTGGAATCTTATCATTTTCATATTTAACAATGGATTTGCGTATTTTATCAGCACATTTCTTCCGATCCCGGGCGGATTTATCTTTCATGTGTGGCACCACCTAGGCACTTAATCGCTCTACGAATGATAGAATCGTAGCTTTCAGTTGATTTACCATCGCTGTCGTGTGTGATGCTAGCGTTTTTAATCCGTTTTGCGGTATTACAATCTACTCGAATCTGACAATTTGATCGTGACATGCTAACATTATATGTTTTTTGTATGTATATAGTTGTCGTATATGCATACAACAGTATGCAATTCTGCACACACACATTAAAATAATGGTTACAACAATAAACTATTACACAGAGTATAAATAGGTAATTACCATGACAGCTGAACATTTTACAGGGGCAGACGGTGAAATAAAAATAGGCAGCGATGTGATAACCGTTGCTGATTTCTCATTGGATATAACACGATCAGTGATTGCATCGGGTGAAATTGGAAAGGTTAGTGATAAAAAATATCCTGGAAAATTAGATATTTCGGGAAGTATCACACAAGTATTGATAACACCGGAGTTACTTTCATATGTACTGGGTGATAGCAGTACATTAACTACAAGCACACTCGAAACACTTATGGCTGCAGAAGATGTGTCTGGTAATACTCGGGCAGAATATGACGTTTCAACAAATCCTACTGTTGCGACATCTGTGAAATGTACTTTGACCGTTGGAGATGCAGACAGCACATCAGGAAGTATCGTGCTTCAAGGAACGAATGGATCCGATGACTGGATTACTGAAGTGATTGACTTTGCTGCAATGACGGTCGGTGATGCGTCTCAGGTTGTTTACGGTTCGGTACAATTCACCACAACTGAATATGTTGATGTATCCGCAAACCTGCAAATGGGGTCATCAACATATAATACACTGAAAATAGAGGGTATAACTGGCACAAAGTCCATGACACCAGGCGATGCAACAGTGTTTAATATCATAGGCAAAGTTGAAGATGCAGATAGCAACCACGCAACGGTGACTATAAACAACTGTTTTTTCACAGGTGGTAATTTTCCGGTTGGTGATTCAGATACCCTTGTACGTTGTGACTTGCCATTCGTGATGAAAGATGCCGACACAGACTTTACATTGGCATGGACTGCAACATAAGGGTGATATATAATGGCAGCAAAGAAAGCGAGTAACAGCGATGCACATGATATAATTAATTATGATGTTTCACTGCCTTCGTTCCGGGACGGTATAAATTTTACCGTCCGTTCCTTTAATTATGGCGGTTTTAAATCTGTACTGCGAGCACAGAAGGTGGGGACTGAAGAAGTGATTACAGCAATGCTTTTTGAAACTCTAAAACGAGCATTCCCAAATGTTGAAATGTCGGAGGTTGATAATATAGAACTGCTTGATTTCATCGAACTGTTGAAAATAGTTAATTCAGCCAATGAGGGTATGAATCATATGGATTTTACCACCCCGACCAGCACGAAGAATTAACCGCCGCGCTGGCATTCCATTATCATTATAGATTAGACTATATTGATAGTCTAGATATTAGCGATATAAAAATGTTGGGTCGCTATATCTCTAAACAATCAAGTGATAAACCACAGAAAAAACCAACAGGCGATGACTTAGAACGAAAACTTGAATTGATGAATAAACTTAGGACGGGTGGATAATGGCAGCAGCAGAGATGGAAATCCTTGTCGAATTAAAAGACAAAGCGACTGCCAGTCTGAAGAAAGTGAATAATTCTTTCAAGGATACTGCAGGTAATATCACAAAAAGCGTAGCTAAGTTGGGGGTTGCGTTTGCTGCATTGGCCGGTGCTGCAGCTATCGGCGGTATGGTAATTGCCCTTAAAAAATCTATTTCTGCATTCATTGAGTTTGAAGATGCGATGGCCAGTGTGGCGAAAACCACGGGGTTGTCAGGTGATGCACTTGCTGGTTTATCATCAGAAATCAAAACACTTTCTACAAACATACCGATTGCTGCAGTTGAATTGGCGGACATTGCTGCAATAGCTGGACAACTGGGCATTCAGGGCACCGAAAATATAATTTCGTTTACTGAGACTGTTGCGCAGATTTCTGTGGCTTTTGACATGTCGGCCGAATCCGCAGCAACGGCCATGGCAAAGCTGGGGAAGATTTATGATATCCCGATCGAACAGACATCAAATTTTGCATCTGCTATTAATATACTAGGGAATACTACAGCAGCTTCAGAAACACAAATCGCTGCGTTTGGTATGTCACTCGGCGCAGCGGCAGTAAACATGGGTTTTTCTGCGACCGAATCAATGTCATTGGGTGCCACATTAATTTCAATGGGTATGGATGCATCAGATGCAGGAACGAGATTAAACTCTGCATTCACAAAGATGGCGGCAAACATCGATAAAGTATCAGAATTTTTAGGTATTTCTGAAGATGCATTCAGGTCGGCTTTTGGCGAGGACCCAATGGCTATGATTATTAAGATTGTAGAGAAATTGTCTACAATTGAAGACCCGCTGGAGAGAGCTACAGCAGCATCAGAGATGTTTGGGATTGTTGGAGCAAAATCAATCACCGGGCTTGGTGGAGATTTAGAAGGATTGTTGATCAACCTTGAAGGATCGGCGAAAGGTTTTGAGGAAAACACATCATTGGCAGATGAATTTGCAGCAAAAACCAACACACTAAAAGCAGCCATCCAACTACTTAAAAACAATTTTAATGCGGTTGCGATTACAATAGGAGAAAAGTTTGCACCACATATAAAAGCAGTATCTGATACGATTTCAGAAATGCTGCCTAATATAGATTCATTTGCTGCAACACTGTCTGGTGATTTCATTAATGGGATTATATCTTCAGCATCTGCGCTTATAGACAAACTACAGCCAGGACTTGATGCATTTAAATCATCTGCAGAAAGCATCACGACAATTATATCAGATTTAAGCACTGAATTTGGCAATAACGAAACTGCAATGACATCATTGTCCTCAGTATTAGACGTTACAATTGGAGTATTCAATACATTAGCAGAAGCGGTTTCAGCAGTTTTAGGATTTTTCGCAGAACATCCCACCGCCACAAAGTTCGCTATTGCCATTGCTGCCGCCATTGCACTGATAATGTCTCCAATTTTGGCGGTTGTGGCTGTAATGGGTGTTTTGGCCGTGGCATGGGACCAGAATTGGTATGGAATCAAGGATACCACACTTAAAATTGTAGATATAATAGTGGATATTATAAGCGCTGGTTTAGATTCAATTGAAAAGTTTTGGAATGCACACGGCGACACCATCATGATGATTGTAGATGTAGTGTGGGAAACCATCAAAACAACAGTCGATATTATCATGAATAACATCATGGTCACAATTAATGTCATATTAGCTCTTATTGAAGGGGATTGGAAAGGTGCCTGGGAAACAATAAAAGAACATCTTGGTACTACATTTGATAAAATGAAAGGGATGACTGAAACATGGACTGAATTAATCAAAACATTGTTTTCATTATTATGGGAAGCTATTAAACAAGGTGTTGCGGATTGGGCAGAAAATACAAAAACACAAATATCTAACTGGATAGAATCTACTAAACAGGGTTTTGCAGACTGGGTATCTGATATATTACAGAAAATCGATGACTGGTCAGGCGGCATATTGTCAATTATAGTATATTGGTCAATCGATGCGCTGGGAATAATACTAAAATGGGTTTTGAATACATATTCTACTATTACCGGGTGGGTGGAAGATGTTAAATCTGCATTCACTTCATTTACATCTAGTGTATTAAGCACTTTACAAAGTTGGTATAATTCAATAGTAAAACTATTTGATTTCTCAAGTATAACAGTAAAATGGCCTTCACTGACCATGCCAAAGATTGTAATTCCATCCCACAGTCTTCATGATAAATCATCACCACATAGTCAATATGATGTATGGAGTCAGCATGACCAGGCAGGGCATACAAAATGGGAGCAGATATCCATGGCGAAGGGTGGCCCCGTTACTGAGGATTCGGACGCTAGAATCCACGAAGGTGAGTACGTAGTGCCAAAGGCTGGCGCCCTGGTCATGGAAGGTGGCGGCAAGCCTGCGCACATGCAGATGACTTATAATATTGGGACGGTCCTGGGAGTTGATCACCTAGAATCATTACTTGACAAACACGACAGGGAATTATACCGGCGGCTGGTGTCATTGGTATGATAACCTCAATCCTTCCGACTGATGAATGTAATCTGTCTTGTACATACTGCAATGCTCGAAAAGGGCATAATAGGATGAATCGAACTACACTATATAATACAATTGATTTCTGTGCAAAGGCACACGAGTTGAATTGTGAGAATGGTCACATCGAATGGCATGCTGCAGAGCCTATGATGATGCCGTTAGAGTTTTATGAGGATGCAGAGCGGCGATTTACTGAAATTGGATGTAACATTGACCGGGTAATTTGCTCAAATATGACATTAGCAACGCCAGAATGGTATGATTTTATACAGAAATATGATTATGGTGTCTCTACGTCATTAGATGGTGACATATTTATTAATGATAAAAACATGGGTTCGGGTGCATTCGATACAATCATAAAATCAATGATTGAGATGAATCGACGCAAGATACCCTTCGGGTGTATTGCTGTATTGTCTGAATATGCCTGTGATCATATCGACGAATTCTATCCTTTTTTTCATCACATGAATCAAGGGATTAAGCTAAACTTCCAGACTCCTAATAATTTTCAAGAGAAATCTGCGATCGCTGCAATAAAACTATTTGATGAGTGGTATGATAATAAATCGTATATTAGGATAGATCCGTTCAATATTATGATCCAGTTTATATTATTAGGGAAAACACATCTCAAATGTTATCCTACGTGTAATGAACATGTAGTTTGTATCGATACATTCGGTGATGTATATCCCTGTGAATGTTTTGTTTTGAATAATGCTAATGATGATTATGTGTTAGGAAACGTAAACAAAAACACATTTGATGAAATATGGTATGGTGATGCCCGGGCGAAGTTCCTATCATTTGTATATAATCTTGATGATGAATGCCAGGAATGTGATTATGTTGACTTCTGCGCAGGTGGTTGTGCGGCTGATTCAATTGCTATAGGCAATACTGAGATTAAGAAAGCGTCGTCCTGTGGGATTACAAAGCCACTGATGGATCATATTAATGCTAAAATAGGGTGGTTGAAGGACTTATGAGCATTAATCTTGATAATGGGCTGGTAGGATATTGGTCGTTTAATGAGGGCGCAGGGTCTACATCTGCCGACCTATCTGGTAAAGGGAATACTGGGGATCTTACAGGACCCCCAACATGGACTACAAATGGAATATCCGGTGGTGCACTGATTTTCGATAGTAGCAATTCTGAATATGTCACATGTGGCATAAATAGTAGTCTCAACATAACAACCGATATTACATTCAGCGGATGGATCAAATTAGATTCTTCGCACATCGGCGGAATATTAGCAAAGCGCCAGGGCACAGGTTCGGCAAATGTAAATTATAATTTCTATGTATATAATGATGAGAAGATAGGATTTTATAATGGAACTACTGGGGTAACTTCCACGGATGTAATAGATGTGGGCAAATGGACACACATACTTATCACAGTAATTGGAAATGAAACTAAAATATATATTAATAATGAATTAGATTCAACTCATGCACTTGGGTTAGGTCCTGCTAATTCACATCCGTTGCTGTTGGGATCACACGGGGGCACTGAATATTTCGACGGTACAATGGACGAAATGCGGCTTTATACCCGCGGTCTAAATGAAGGTGAACGAACATTTCTTTATAATCATCCGGGTGGCACACATGAGCACATCCCAACGTCCCGGGTACTGATAACTGATCTCGATGATGAAGGATATGCAATAACTGATAATATTCAACGGCTCAATCTTGATTTATCTGGTTCGCAGGCCGCCGATAGATTCTCATTTGTTCTTACGAATGAATCAGATGCATATTCGTATATTGAGCAGGGTTGTGAAATTGCAATTTATATGGGGGTTGGTGGTGTAGACACTGTTAAACTTGTTGGTATTATTACGAATGTAAACAAAACACTCGAGGGTTCGCAGGTATTACCCATAATGGAAGTGTCTGGCGAAGACTGGGGCTATAAATTAAATCATATGTTTTTCCCTGCGCGATTCTATGATACTGAAGTCTCTGCAATTGCAACAGGGATATTAGAAAAAACAGATTACACAACGGGTCAGAAATATAGAGAATTGATGGATGTAAGTTCAAATTATGATAATGTTGAAACTACAGCATTTACAATTGATTCAGCGACATTCAACTGGGTATCCGTATCATCTGCAATAAATGATCTCGCAAATGAGGTTGGGTATGAGTGGCACATTGACACAGACAAGAGATTACATTTCTATGATCCGGCGGCATATGTAATCACCGATACAATCACCGATGATGACCTAGATGGGTCACCCACTATATCTGACACTTTGAAAATAGTTAATCGGGCAATAGTAATAGGGGGATATGAGCAGAGTATTGATCAAACTGGTGCTACTGAGACGACCACAACAACCATCACAGATTCAACACCGAAAAATGAATCATTTGTACCGACTGAAGAATATTTATCTAGTGTTTTCGTGCATACTGAATTTGTTTCGGGTAGTTCATCAAACATTACAATATCGATTCAAGAAGATTCAACGGGCTCACCATCGGGTGTGATTTTGCCAGAATCCGCAGCAATTGTATTACTTGATAATATCACTGACGAGGGTAAAACAGAATTAAAATTTACAAATCCAGTCACCGTGACCCCCGGGGATACATATTGGATGGTATTAGAGGGTACCACCGCAGACGGTGTTAAAGTGGGTGTGGATGGCAGTGACGATTTAGATTTTAATACCAGGTCTCCCGCCCGGGTCGCAGTCATGAACAATGATATAGCATCACAAGACCAATATGGAATGTATGTTGAAGTTTTTAGAGATGAGAAAATAGAATCATCCGAATTAGCAGAACTAAAAGCAAATCAGATGATTGTAAAAACTCATAAAAAAACGGCTGAAATAACTATTCACGGTAATGATATAATTGCAGGCGATGTAATCAGATTAACGATTACAGAACCCGGTGTTGCAATTGATAAAAATATGAAAGTTTTAAGTTCATCCCATAGTATGACAAAGGCGTTTATACTAAATAATCTGTCGCTGGTGGAAATATGATAAATCCAGTATCGTTAATTATAGGGGATATCCAGACCAGGCTTAAAAGATTGGAGGATAATATCGGCTCAATGTCAGACTCTTTATTAAATTTCATGTCTGTAGAGGAAGAACTTGGCTTAATTGATTCATATTATATTTATAAACGCGATATGAATGATTCGTTTATACTTGGAACTGGCAGAATTGGGATTACCCCAATGGGCGACAAGCGGTCACCAGAAGAATTATTGGCCAGTGGATAATATAAATAATATTAAAAGGATTTGATATAGTATGGCACTAGGCACAGAACAAGGTGTAACGGATTTGACGGGTTCGACGGATTCAGAATTGATAGGTAGACAGCTGATAAAAGCCCGGGCGACTGTGTCGAGCATGCTGTCACGGAAGGGTATTGCCACGCCGTCATCTGATGTTATGTTGGATACTGCTGTTGAATACTTTGCCGCAGTAATGGTTGCTACAAAGCCTGGTGCTGTCAATCCACGGTCAAATTTCCAGGCTGATGCATATTCACGAAAGGACGGGTCATTATCACAATTAGATGAATTGAAATATGAAGGTCTGTCGATTGTTGCTGATTACGTATCAAATAATATGAGTGCACCCCCTGGTGCGGCAGTCGTGGGGAGACCTGGGCGAAGAGTAGGATCATATGAAACAATGTCAAGTTCCGAGGAGACAAACTACTAATGCCACGAAATTCAGAGATTGATAGGAATCAATTAGGAGCGGCGGTTGTGAATCTGTCTCAAAAAGGATTATCTGCGGCTCAAATCTCATCACAATTAACAGCAAATAGTGATTTTGATATCAGTAAACAGCAGGTACACCGGTACATTCAGAAAAACAATACCACAACAATCACATCTAGCCGCAGAGAAAAACAGATAGATTTATTGGTTGCAGCAATTCAGGGTATGCCTGACAAAAGAGACACCCATACAGACGGAGTAGAGTACTATGGCAGATTTGAGATAAACACGACTAATATTTTTGACAAGTATTATTCTATTGCCAGAGGTGGAGTCAACGGCCAAGTCACACGGGCATTTGTGAATCTAGCACTGAAAATGACAAATGGCATCCGGGTCGTGGGTGAAGAGCGGGCGCAGGATTCCATCGACGAAGCAATGGAAAGTATTAAGTTTACGTCTCTGGCGCAGGATATTGCCAGGTCACAGTGCGAGATGGGAACAGTTATTGTGTCACTTAAAGACGTTAACGGCAAACTAACAATACCACGAATCCATCCTTTAAATTATATTACTCTCCTGACAGAAAAAGAAGTTGTTGGAAGTGTGGATAATAACCTTTTAATCCACGGTATAGTCGATAAAATAGTTCACAATGAAGAAGAGACCGGGCAGATAATCTATGAGCGGGATGACGTTGCCCTGTTTAGAATATGGGACGGAGCAAATTATTTCACAGATATCAAAGGGCGGAATACATTCGGTATATGGGGTGCCAGCATGGTGCCTGAAATAGAAACACCATTAAAATCATTAATGAATGCTTCTTATTATTATGATGAGTTCATAAAACGATATGGGATGGGACGACTTCATATCGATATGAAATTATTATCAGAACTATACAAAGATGATAAGATATCAAAAGATTTAGCAGATGACGCACAGGAAGCAGAGGCGGCAGCATTCCAGGAAATAAAGGCCAATGAAGATATTATCACTATAGGGGAAGACGTGAAAATGATTGATGTCCAGAATGCTTTTGATATTACAACATTCTTCGAGTTTAGAGAAAAGCAGATTGATAGAGCATTATTACAGTCTGATGTGGCGTCTGGATCTGTTGGCAGCGCATGGACAAGTTCGGGGAGTCAAGTATCAGACCAAGAATTATTATCCTTGCAATCGCTTAGAGATTCGTTTTATGGTACACTTTTAAATGAAATTGTGATTCCACATCTTGAAAATCTAAACGTATCCACGAATGATATTTCAATTTATGCAGAACCATTATCTGAAATTCAAGTTATTCACCGTGACCTTATTGAGATGCAAGAGATTGGAGCCATTGCAAAGTCAGAACTGAGATTGAAAACAGGATTCCCCGAAGTTATCCCGGGGGATGTCGCATGATAGTTGATGCGTTCCTTAATGCTGTACGAAATGTCATATATGGCGATTCAATCACCATGCCATCGCACATTGCTGTGGGTACGGGAACAACCGCGGCAAACGCCAATGATACAGCACTTGAAACAGAAATTCAACCAGACGGGGCAAACCGCAGCGCAATAGATTCAAAAACCAAACCAGAAAACAAAGCATTCCAATTTCAAATGTTTATTGGTACGGGGGATGGTAATGGCCACATATTAACAGAATTTGGTGCAATTAACGCCGCTAGTGGTGGAACATTAATGAATCGAATTGTACACACACAAATCAATAAAGATTCTTCGTTTGAATTGAAATATCTTATTAAAGGTACTATATCGGAGGTATCATAATGGTTATGGAATATTCTTATAATGATGTATTAGAGCATGTTGATATGAATAATATGTTATTGGCTGCTAAAGGATGGGGGGTTATATCCGGTCTTGGTGTTGATGCAAGTTCGAATATGAGCGTTAATGTGGCTGCAGGAAGTTGTTTGATAAATAGTTCAAAATATACAGAAGGTAGTACAGTTAATGTTGCTATCACTGCAGCAGATGCTACACATGCAAGGAAAGATTTGATTATATATGATACTGCAACAACCAATCCTATTGTAATCGACGGGACGCCTGCGACACCACCAATCCCCCCAGATATCACCGCAGATGATATTCTTTTAGCATTGGTGGACGTATCGGCAAATGCATCAGTAATTTATTCTGCGGATATCATCGATAAAATAATATATGTTCCTGAATTTGAACACATATTAATCCCAACGGATGAACTTTTGAAATCAGATGATTCAATAGAATCAAGCAACAGTACATCATACGTAAAAATCAAAGATTTTACTGGGCTGGTTGGAAATCTAATCGGTTCTTTATCAGAATTACGAATAAAATTTGATTTGAGAAATGATTTTGCTAATTCAGGTGCGGTGGGTAGAATCTATAAAAACGGAGTAGCACATGGAACCGAACAAACATCATCATTGGTAGCATATGCTACAAAATCTGAAGACATATCGGGGTGGTCAGATGGCGATACCATAGAACTGTGGATCAAAAATGATGACGGCCCGACAGAAACCACATATGTTCGTAACCTTAGAGTATATGGCAGATTTGAAGTTTTGAAGAAGGTAGACTGGTAGAATATTAATACCATATCGATATACTCTTTTATATATATATTAGAGAGTATGTAATTAAGTAATGGGTACAATAAATTGTCAATGTAATGAATATGTAGTTGCGGGTGATTCAGTCGAATATATACCCGAGCACGCTGTTCAAATAGATGGCCGCCTGCTTGAGATTGGCGTTCAAAACAAGAACGGTTGGGGATTGTCCGCCGGCGGGGAATCTGATTTTATATCAAGAAGTGTAGGAATACCTATCAGGATGTGTAACAGTCTTGATCCACATGCTTGTGACTTTACACCAGATAATTATTCAAATATTGGGTATGTATCGAAAACCTATACAGAAGATGGCTGGATAAAAGCGAGTGCAATCATTACCAAAAAGGAAGCTGCCGACCAGATTCGAGACGGTACATGGCTGCCATTCAATAAAGGAAATTGGAGTGTGGCTGCAAGTCCAAATGGCACAATGGATGATAACGGGATGATTGATAATATCATACCCACTGCTATTTCTTTAATAATTCCACCGGCATCACCGGCGTATGGTGAAAGCGGATATGATGTGGTAGTCGCGGCCATTTCTGAAAAATTACAATCAACCAATAATACAATAGAGGAAACTATGACAGATAAAAAAGAAGATGTCGACCAGAAACCTCCAGAGGTTAAATCTGAGGGGACTGAAGACACAAAGGAAAAGATAGAGCAGAAACCACCCAAAACTAAGCAGGAGGACACTGTTCAAATGTACGACCAAGAGGCGGTGGATCAGAAGATTGCCGATGCCTTAGAAACACAGAAAATCGAATACGATACGCAAATGGCGCAGATGACTCCGACTAGTGAGTTAGAGCCGATGTTTGCTGCGGCTAAGACCGAGGCTGTCGAGACAACACTTGACCAGATCAAACGTGAAAAGTTGGCAGCTGAATATATAGGCTTAGTCACTGCATCAAGTATATTAAGCGCACCGATGATGGTTGACGGTAAAATAGACGATACTAAACTCATCGCCAAAATTGAGCATGTTAAGCAACTGACCGCATCAGCAATTACTGATATGATCGATGAAGCAAAACTCATGGTCGCGGCATTACCCGCAGGACAGTCTATGTTTGATGCAGCTGCCGTTAAAAGCACAGCACCGGGCACATCATATGATTTTGCCGCGGTTGAAACAGAATTTAAAGGTAAAATGGGGATGAGCTAAATGGCAGAAAGTACATATGCGGGTGAATATGGCGGTGTTCTTCAAATACCTTGTATTCTTGATGAAGGAGCACCAACTGTAACCGCACGAACATATGGTCCTGGCGGGACATACGAAACCGGTCACACTTGGGCATCAGAACTGAGAAAAGGCGATGTTGTTTCGATAGATGCAAGTACAAACTGCACCTATGCAGCATGTAACGGCTTGCCTTGTGTAGAGACAGTCAGCACCACTGATGATAAAGTCATTGGTATGATAGTCAGTGAACCACGGCTTGTTGTAACACCAGGAACATCTGCTGCAGCTGACACACTTGCAGAGAGATTGGCTGGTAAATACTATCGTGTTGCAACAGTAGAGATTTGGGGTGGCATCACAGCAATTCGTCACGCTAGAGTTCTTTGCACTGGAACATCTGCAATTACTCCAGGGTCTACAACTGAATTAGATGTGGATGTGTCTGAAAGTACAACCGATCATGACCTTGTATTGAATGACACCGCAGGAACTGGTTTTATCCCATTCCATTATGTACCGAATGATTCGGGTACTAGCTATTCTTGTCTGGTTGGTATAGCCACATTGGGAACAGCAACCACATAAGGAGGTAATAATCATGACACAAGTATCATTACCAAATGAGAAATTCTTACAGAAAGAATTTGTAGTGCCAACAGTTTTCAAGATCATGGAGCCCTATCTATCATTTATAGATTTGCTTCCAAAAGTGAAAACGGATGCCCGGGCTGTACGATACAAACAAGAATCTGTTAGTGCATCGTCAGATACAAAGAAAAAGACCCCGGTGATACACACACCAAGTGCAAGGTTCCCATTTGTGGACATTACCACAATCTCGATTGAATCTGCATTATTGAACCAGGAAGGTTTCGCGATTAAGATCGATGAAGACGCCATTCAGTTCACTGAGGGGATTGATCAGATTAACCGGGCATATACCCGGGTCGCGTATCAGCTTGCACAGCATGTGAATACAATCACTGGAACTTCTTTGACTGGTGGAGCAACTACACCATCATGGACGCCAACAACTACATGGGATGGCGCAACAGCAACTCCTGTGGATGATTTATTGAAATTGGCGGCACAAATGCATCGTGAAGGTTATCCATATGGGCTAACTGATGTATATGTGCACAGTGATAACTACTTCGAACTGTTACAATATCTTACTGCAATGGATATTGACGGTGACAAGCAGAAGAATCTGTACGGTGTACCTACTATGTCATCTATGGATATAGATATACCAGTAGTCGGCGCAACAATCCACGGGCTAGACAGTGGTATTTCAGAGGGTTATGCACTTGGAATGGACAAGAGAAATCCTGCCGGAACATTGTTCTATAACAACAATCCAAAGTACTCAACTGCAAACATCACATATCAGACAGGCGATGGAAATTCTAAGACTGTGCCGAATATCGGATTCAACTATAATTCATATGTTGAAGATGACACACACGACACAGTCATGCAGTTCTGGGTTGATCAGGTGACTGTTGTCAAAGAACCATACGCTGCATTATATGATTCTGGTATTTAATACCGGTTTCATATTTTTTGGACTAACTCTAGTACAATAATTATATCAGGAGGATAATAATTATGGGATCAGGATATACAGCTAAAACAACCAAAGAATTTAGAACCGAGACCGGTTCACTTGCAAAGAAAATAACAACAGAATTGGCATTGATTGATGCAGAACTTGATATTGGTATGCAGAATCAAGCCATGATCGTTGGACCACTATTAGCAACTGCAGCATCCACATGGTACGTCAATATGCCATGTAAATGTGATGTAGTAGGCCTTGATTCGTGTGTAACTGTGGCATTGGATGCTTCTAGTGTCATCACTGCCAGTGTGGTGGCTAACTCTGTAGCTATGACCAGCGGGGCTTTGACAATTGGGGCAGATACAACTGCATCGTTAGTGGGGGCCGTTGCTTCAGTGACACCATCGGCATACAATGAAGTTGCAGCAGGTGCATCAATATCTATAGCAGCAGATGGAGATCCATCAGCAGGAGAAACATTTTATACAATCACATATACTCCGAAGGCGTAAAATCATGCCAATGCTTCCAGCAGAGTTTAAGCCCGTGTACGATTCGTTTATACACGGTGTTATTTCTTTTGATGAGATGGTTCAACAGGGTAAAGATATGGACGTAAACATTGCACCATATAATCCATCTACTCAACGAAACCCAATATATTCAGAAGGAAATAATAACAGTAGGGTGGGTTTCACTTGGCATCTAGACTCTGTGAAAGGTGCAATATTTCAGCGCACTGTAAAACCAGCAATAATTAAAACAGTAAATAAAATTCATAAATGGATTGTAGGAGAGTGGGACAGAAATGCCTTTGTCTATGACGACCCACGCCTACAGGTGCTTGATGACAGCGTAACTAAGGGTATTAATACACTATTTGACCACCAAGACCGTAAACTCGATATAATGCATAAGGGGGCGGATATATTACTATTCATGTTGAAAGAAGATATATATTGGAGGCCAAGAATATTTGCATTATGCAACAACCTCCCATATTTTATATTGACTCAACAAGAATTAGAGAATATAGAGACATTTACTAATGGCGTGGAGGTTGTTAATCAATTCACAATGCAGCCAGTGGTTAATCATCCATCAAATGCTAACATGCCTAAAGTGGAATTACAATGCTAGGATGAAATGATTTAAATTAGCTGAGTTACGGGGGGCGTTACAGTTTCCCGTTGATACAGAGATTACTTTAGAAACAAGAAAAATTGTAAGAGGATGATACTATGGGAAACTGGGTATGGACAACATACGATTCAATTGCAGCCGCTGAAACAGCTGTGGAGGCACTGGATTCCACGGCAATAACACTTCATGTATTTGGATTTAAAGAAGGTGCACTTCAGAAGATTTGTGTAGTTAAATCTTCATAATAGGAGGATATATTAATGGAATTAGAAGCATTCAAGCCGCTGATATTCTTATTAGCAATCGTAATCGGGCAGGTAATATTAGTCTACATCCCATATCGCAATAAGAGAATCCAGGACGGACGCAAATTTGATATGAATTATGTGTATACTCTATTATTAGGATTCGTCCTGATGGCAGTAATATCTGTGCAGTCTGCAACAGTACAGGCAATGCCGTTATCGTTTGATTCTGTATTTGCGTTGATGTTTGTATCTGGGGCGACACAAACAATAATTAATAAGGCAACCCCAAAAACGGCACTATTGAATATCTAGTTGAAAGGGACATATTTAAATTCAATAAGATAGATATGAATAGATGAATAAATGTTAAATTTATTGTCACTGTTTAAGAAAAAAAAGCAGTACAGAAAATATATCGGAGGAATTAAAATGGCAACAACATGCGATTTACCTGATGAAATTCCTAATATGCAGCTGTGTTACATAGCAGCATATCTAAGAGATTTTCATTTTTCGGTAATAAAATCACAGTCGGCAGATCAAGGTGATGGTTTCGTCATCGAAGCGGATATGATTCGACTGAAGGATCGAATTGCAGACTTACATGTCCAGTGGGAATTTTTGGCATCACTTCCATTGCTGGATACACCTGAGACACACGGATGTCTTGTATATGCATACCCCGGGCTTGATGACTTACCCGTTCCAGAGAACAAAGATGTACAGCTCATTGTCAACATGATATCAATGATGCATTTCGAGTTTGGAGTAAGTCAGAGTGCAAGGTTACAGACAGGAATCCAGGTACACGACTACGACAGAGGCATAACCTACATGGAGAATATGTCAAAACTGATCGACGAATATATCAGTATCCGGACACCGAACGACTGGCCGAAGGCGTCACCTGAAGAGGGAAGAGTAGGTCCTGGAAGGACATCCGTGTGAATGTCTAAACAGACAGTCAATAGACAACCATTTCATACCACGATTAATTCGTCTGCACTGAAATATATTCGTGCAATCGCAGAGGCGCATGAATGTGGTATGAATGGCGCTATTGAATTATTAGTCGAACGCGATAAAGAAATCGATAAACGCATAGAGAAATCTGTACTCACTGAGATTGTTGATAAAGTTTTGATGGAATATAAACGGACTTGGGTATTAAAAGATTTGGATGAATAATAATAATAGCATCCTATATTACTAACTGTTTATTATTATCTATGAAATGGAAACTAAAAACTAACCACCAACATGACACACTATTCATTTAATGCACCCAACGGTTTTGAAATCATAATTGGTGATGAAAATCAACCAATATTCAAGCCAAGAATAAAGGTTAAACGATGGGGAAACGAAGTTAATTTTAGTGTTGGGATTATATCTCCATATACAGGACATCACACAAATTTAAATAATGTAATTGAATGGACTGATGATGATAATATTTCAACTAGATTCTATGAAATAGATGATACTAATTTTGAATTTGAAATCGAACTAGAATCGAAACCTATTTCAAACACAATTGATCTATCTATTCAATCCAAAGGACTGAACTTCTATTTTCAACCAGAATTAACACAACAAGAAATTAAAGATGGTCATATTCGACCTGAAAATGTTGTTAATTCCTATGCTGTGTATCACAAGACCAAATCCAACCACAAGATCGGTGAAACGAACTATCAAACTGGTAAAGCATTCCACATCTTCAGACCGCATGTTATTGATTCAATAGGCACAAGGACATGGTGTGATATGCATATTAATGAAAATTCACACATTCTATCCATTACTGTGCCCCTAGATTTCATCGACAATGCAGTGTACCCGATAATAATTGATCCCACTTTTGGTTGGGGTTCACAAGGTGGTACTGGAATGTCAACAGAAGATAAGATTCTAATGGGTCGTTTTCAAATTAGTGAAGATGGGTCGGGTACAAGTATTAGTACCTGGCTCTCGGTAGATGCTGCTGCTAAAAATAATAAATGTAATGTGTATGATGATGGGGGTGGTGCATATGACACATCAGTATCCCCATTCACAAATGGAGAAACAGAAGAGATTGAAGTGGGTATAGGTGCAGATCAACTAATAACATTTGATTTTAATTCTTCACCATCATTTATTTCAGGAACGTATTATAGATTAGTTGTGTGGAGTGTCGCAGGAACTGGAATTAATAATGCTTTTTATGATTCTACAGTTGCAGCGGATGATTTTTATGCAAATGTTATAATATATGACGGCTGGCCTGATCCAACAGCATTATCTAGATATGCATCATACAGATTTTCTATATATTGTACTTATTCAACAATAATTTCAGGCCATCCTTGGTTTTACCGGAGGAATCAATAAATGCCAACTAAACCAGTGGACTCAGCTATAAAAATAATTGTAAAACCAGCCATAGATGATACAGACTTCAAAACCAGAGAAGAAGGCTTGACCTATGATCAAGCAGGTATAGAAGTTACAGCCATTCTTGAAAAGCATGATGGAACTGTAGTAACGACTGCAATCACTCCAACCACTGGTGGTGACTACGATTGGGCACACACTGACCAGGGTGCTTATGAATTAGAGTTGCCTGCATCGGGCGGCGCAACATTTAACAATACCGAAGAAGGGATTCTTACTGTATTAGTATATTGCACAGGTGTACTTCCATTCGGTAGTGTTTCTTATGATATTGTTTCAGGTGCTATATATGATTCATTAGTAAAAGGCACCGATAAACTACAAGTTGACACAGTGGAAATCTCAGGGGATTCTACCGCGGCAGATAATGCCGAACTGGCATTTGATGGTACAGGGTATGGATTTACTAATTGTACAGTTCCAACGGTTACAACCACAACTACGGCCACGAATTTAACTAATGCACCAACAAATGGAGATTTGACGGCCACGATGAAAACAAGTGTGAACACTGAAGCTGATTCGGCTCTATCTGATTATGATGGACCGACCAAAGCTGAAATGGATACATCCTTCAATACTGTTAATGGGACTATTGATGACATCTTGCTTGATACCGGAACTAATGGGGTACTACTGGCAGCCACAGCAACATCCGCACAATTAATCGATGACGTATGGGATGAAGTACTCACAGGAGCGGCACATAATACAGCTACCTCTGCGGGTAGGCGGCTGCGTGAAATTGGAGCTTTCAACATCACAGACGGAACAGCACAGGCAGGTTCTGCATATGGAATAACTCTTGCAGCGGGCGAAAGTGCAACGGATCATATCTATAATCGGAACCTTATTGCGATTCTCGATGGTACCGGAGTTGGCCAAACTAGAACAATTGTAGATTATAACGGCACTTCTAAAGTTGCTGTTGTGGACCGTAATTGGTGGGTGAATCCTGATAGCACTTCTCAGTATTTTGTCATGGCAGATGATACACCGCTGGTTACTGATCACGGACTAGCTCAGGCAGGCGAAAACACAACAATCACTTTAAGAGATTCTGCTTCTGCAATTGATTCAACGTATGAAGACCAAATTATTCAAATCATGGCTGGGACTGGGCGGGGACAATTTAGATTGATTGATAGCTATGTTGGTTCAACAAAAGTAGCAACAATACATGGCACATGGACCACAAACCCAGACGCCACATCAGTTTACGTCATGGTACCAGGGGGATTATCCCATGTGGTGGAATTAGCATCTGATGCACTCGCACAGATTAATACAGAATGTGATACTGCATTAACAGACTACGATGGTCCTACTAAATCAGAGATGGATACGTCCTTCAACACAGTAGTCACGGACACTACAGCAATCAAAGCGAAGACTGATAACCTGCCAGATGGCATAAAGAAGAACACCGCCATAACAGCATTCACCTTCTTAATGGTAGACTCAACCGACCATGTTACGGGTAAGACCGGCCGAACTGTCGCAGGGAGTTATTCCGGTGATGGGGGGGCGGTGGCATCTTTGACAAATACCGGCGCAATCACTGAGATATCTAACGGATTATATGAAATTGACTTGACCGCCGGAGAACTTAATTATAGTAATGTAACATTGATATTTACGGCATCTGATGCAGATGCAAGAATAATCACAATCCACACAAGCACATGATAACTACATATTCATATTTGGATCAGTATAAGCAAATTGAATTCAGTGGTATTTCCGATTACTTTATGCAGTTTGTTGAAACACCATTTCCGCTGACAATCACATTATTGGATTCAATCGAATATGGAATCACATTATCAGAACAGCCCGTTGAATATATAATCACATTATCAGAAACCGCAGGAGGATAACACAATGGCATGGACGGCAACAATAACTAGCGTGGAATATCAATCTCCAACATATAACTGTGTAGTGATGATGAAAAAAAACAATGTGGAAACAAGCGAAGAAATGATGTATATTGAAAATACAAGAAATATAGATTATGTAACCAATGAAATGAGAAATATGATTAAATCAAAAGAAGAAGCAGAATCATTAGGTGCAGAATTAAATGATATGATTGGAACCGCAATTAAACCACAACAAGCACAACCATAATGGCTGCAATAACTTCAAATGGAACTGGTGGGGGCAACTGGTCAGCTGGTGCTTCCTGGACCGGGGCAGCAGTTCCTAGTGAAGGCGACACAGTGATCATTCAAACCGGCGATACGATTACTATTGACCAAAATATCACCGTTGGTGCTGACTCAGCCACAGCGGCCATTGACGTTGCATCTGGTGGTAAGTTAGAAGTACTTCATACAGTTGCTGCAGATTATACTTTAACTTGTAAAGGCAATCTCCAAACCAGTTCAGGTGGTACGATTGAATTTGGTACCGTTGCTAATCCAATTCCTGCAGCTAGGATATTCACTATAAAATTAAACTACTCTGCGGCACTGGCTGAAGGGAAGTATGGATTCATCAACAATGGTGATATGGTTATGCAGGGTGCTTCAAAAACACCACACACCTTACTTACATCAGATTTATCAGCCACAGGAACCGTTTGGACAGTTGGAGATACTACGAACTGGGAAGTAGGCGATAAAGTAGCCATTGCATCAACAACAAGAACATACTCACAACATGAGCAAGAAGTAATTCAAACAGTTGATAGTGGCACCCAAATAACCTGTGTGGCAGGAGTAACCTATGCTCATTCAGGCACATCACCAACACAAGCAGAAGTAATTAATCTCACCAGAAACGTTGTTGTTACTTCTTACAATACTACATATAGAGGATATGTCTATTGTCCCGTTGGTTCAACTTCCAATGTAGATTATGTTGAATTTTATATGATTGGATATAACGCAACATATAAACATGGAATTGAGATTCGAACAACCGCATCCGATGCCACTAATTTTTCTTATTGTTCAATATGGGGCTTAGCAACAAGTAACTATCCATTTTATTTATATTACTCTCAAAATGTTTTTATAAATAATTGCGTAATATACAATACAGATAACCGTTTTTATGTATACTATGGGTCCAATAATACCATTTCAAATAATATTATAATCGGTATTAATGACTATGGTTTTAGATCCATGAATGTAAATCAAATTATAACCGGAAATACTTTTACATCAAACAACGGGTATGGTGTATATTTTTCTGATACAAATATCATTTTGAACTTTTCAGATAATACAGTTCATTCAAACAATTCCTACGGCATATATTTATCGAATGTTTATTCAAGTACAATTTCTGGTTTTACATCCTGGAGAAATAATAACTATGGAATATACTTATCAAGATGTTCATGTGCTTTTAATAATATTAACCTATTTGGAAATACAACAACTAACATCTATTTGAGTGGTGCTTCAATACCGTCAGGCGATAATTGGAAAATAAACGGTGATACAACATATTCTACAACTTATGGATTAATACTATATTATATTTGTAACATTGGTTCAATTACAGAATCTGAATTGGGTACAGCATCGGGAATTTTAACAACACATACATCTGGAGACATTCGATTTATTAACGGTGCTTTTTCATCAATAGTTTTTATAAATTCTAAACTTAGCTCATCATCACCAGTAAGCAATATACACAACGCTCTAACTGGTTCTTACGTCCAATGTGAAGATTTGGGGCAAGTTGAATATGCCGACAAAGCATGGTACGTAAACGGAATTGTAGTAAGAGATAGTAGCATATATAAATATGGCTCATATGCTACAAGATTTGACTACCAAGCAAACAATGCAGAATGGCTAGACTATGATATTTATATTCCTGTCAAAGACGGGGAGCAAATTGTGGCTTCTGCATGGCTTCGTAAGAATGCTAGCTACACCGATGCCAACAGACCGAAGATTACTATATCGGGACAGGGCATCACCGAAGACAGCGACCAGATGAGCAATGTAACTGATACCTGGGAACGAGTCACTGTTTCGGGCACACCAACCAGAACAGGATTAGCTAAACTTACAATCTCAACATATCTAGTAAATTCTGGTGCTTCTGCTTGGATGGACTTTAAAAAAACAGACATCTTATCCGGTGTGCTCAACACCATTGAAGGGGACTTTTGGGCCAATGGTCACATCGCTGATGTGTTTATGGACACTGGAAGTATCACTGCGGTCGAGTTCTGGAATACGCTAACTGCAGACGTGGATGGAACTGCGAGTTTTGGAAAGCTATTCAAAGATTATATTGACGCTGCAATATCTGGCCGGGCACCTACTAATGAGTACGATACTGAAATGGCTTACATCCCTGCAAACTTATCCGATGTCCCCACCGCAACAGAACTGAATTCTGCGCATGGTTCGGGGTCCTGGTTAAGTGCGGACGTTACATCCCTACAATCCGACGTCACAACAATTAAAGCAAAGACTGATAATCTCCCTTCTGGAATTGCCAAAAATGTTGCATTGCCGAAATTTGAGTTTCTAATGGTTTTGTCGTCGGACAATAAAACTGGTGCAACTGGTAAAACAGTGTCGGGTAAAATATCAAAAGACGGTGCAGCGTTTGTATCCCTTACAAATTCAATTACTGAAGTTAGCGATGGAATGTATATACTCTTAGATGGGTTGACACAGGCTGAAACCAACGCCGATGTATTCACACTGAAATTCACAGCCTCTGGATGTAATGAAAGAATTATAGGGGTTTATACAACATGATTATTACATATGATGATTATCATATATTAGGATTATACAATGTAATAGATTGGTCAAGTAAATTAATAGTATCACCTGAATTTAAAATCACATTATCTGATTCAAGTGAATACGATATCTCACTGACCAGCACATCAGAATATAATATTTCATTATCCAGCGATTTGGAATATACAATCTCATTAACAAATTCAAGTGAATATAATATTTCACCATCAGATTCAGTAGAATTTTCAATTATACAACATGAAGCAGGAGGCGGTTAAATGACAACCACATACCAACTTGGTGAAACACCACGATTAGAGGCAACTATTACTGATTCTGATGATGCATCAGCAAACCCCACAACAACTACTATTAAAATCATTGATTCTGGTGGAACTACAAAGGTGGATGATGTAGCAATGGAAAATGAAGACACCGGGTCTTATTATTATGATTATGATATACCGTCAGATGGAGATACTGGATTATGGCGGTACAATGTGACTGCCACGGGTTCGGCTGGAAGAGTAACAATAAAACGATCAAAGTTTAATGTTGAGGTTGCGGTATAATGGATCTTGACCAGGAGACCCGAGATAAAATCATTGAGACACATACGAATGTTGCCCACATTATAAACGATCTCGAAAACGGAAAGGAACAATTCAAAAAACTGGATACTCGCATCCGCAGAATTGAGAATTTGTTTTTACCTGTTGTGACATTGCTTGCACTCTTCGCAAATAAAGTGTGGACGTGGTTAAAAATATGAATCTAAAATTTCACTATCTCTGGCGCAAACTAAAATCATTCGTCCCATGGATACAAGTACCAGTTTCACGATTCTTCATGTTCCGGACGAAGATCACCGCAGACCAATTTGAGCGTGCACTTATCGAAGCTGGATATCAATATAACTATTTTTCATACGATGAACAAGGACAGATATCTAATCTAAGAAAACTTAAAATCTTCAATGGTACGATTATGCAGGTCCATGTCCGGCTGTTCGATGACGGAGCAGTCACTGCACACTATGAAGTTTCATATGAAGAAGATGCAATGAAACATTTGGATGGGTCCACAGTAGTCTATCCGGATAAAGCTGATATTAAAGAGTTGGAAGCAGTTATAACTGCATGTGCACTCGATATCAAGATCTATAAGTATCCACTTCAAAAAGCAGGGTAAAATGCATATTCGGATTATCTAAATCAAGTGCTTAAGCAGGTTTTCGATTTCAAGAAGGAGTCAGTTACCCTTAGATTTGAAGTGTATACATCTATAATAAATATTTCAAACAGAATTAACAAACCGGAGGCGATTATAACTGTATGCGCACAGTAATTGGCAAACGATACATAGAAGGACGATGGCAGGCGAGGCACCCAGAGCCACACCACTGGGTTTCAGTGGTTGATGTGTCTGTGATGCCTGTGTTTGATATTAGTGCGCTGTGTGCTCCTGACTGGTTCGTTGAAGGGTGTTGTTAGTCGTTGTATCATAGCACTCGACGGCTACAGCACAACCGTCGCAACATGCACCTTGTAGACCATACTTTCCAAAACAACTTTTTTCATTAGTCATACTACCACCTGCGCACCGAGCCGCCATTTCATCCAAGTACACCCTATAATTCATATATATTTGCAGTGTGGCCGGTTCGTTTTAGGTATTCTGTATGTATGCAAAACATGACCCAGGCATGACTAAGACACTTTGGCAGACAATTGTTAGAGTATAATACTACTTGTGGGAGCATTTCAATCTACCTCATGCGCTGTCGACTTTATATCAGTTTTACTCCACGACAGAAATTTGAATCCCTTGTCATCAATATATATTTTAGCGGCTGGTTTAATATTTGTTATTTCAACAGAGATACCAGGAAAATGTTTATTCATCCAGTTCCGAACGCCTAACAAATTGGTTCTGGCAGTGCAGATTATTATTTTATATCCATTTGATATTATATTTCTTAAAGCTTGTTCTGTTCCAGTGTTCGGAATATCATATATACTGCCGTCATACCATCCTTTTGAATATCTATGTATTACACCATCAAAATCTATACAAACAACTTCTTCTCCTTCATCTATATTTTTAGGTTCCCGATTTAAGAAATAATCATTAGAATATCTTAACATCGTAAGATTGTCTCTAAATTTCACGATGTTATCTGATATTGGCAGTCCCATAATTAATTGTATTATATATTTTGGTGTAAATGCTCCTGCTTCAAATGAGCAATGTGCTGCTCCACCAAAACGAGGGTTTACCTCTATAAATTTTATATCATCACCATTGTAAAAACATTGAATTGTATTATGACCAATAAGGTTTAATTTTTTAGCAAGATCGATACTTGCATTAATAATTTTCAGGTCATTGTGTGTTGTAGTTATGACTGATTCACCACCATTAACAACAACACGCCGGCGCGGGACAACAGATTTAATATTATTATTAAAATCTGCATACAAATCTACCGTGTACTCATCCCACTCAATATACTCTTGAATTATTATATCTAAATGCTGTTTTGTTATTGCCTCTAATTCATGAATGTTATTAATTTTTAAAATGTTTTTACCACCGCTTCCGGTAACTGGTTTGCTAAACAATGGAAAATTAACAACATCAGCAATATTATATGTTTCTGGAACTGGAATATTATTATCAATACAAAACTGTACAAACATTTTTTTGTTTTGACAGGTTCGTATTGTATCGGGATTACATACCATTATTTCTGTGCCAATGTTATTAAACCGTTTTTTGTTTATTGAAAATGTTAATAGCTCTTCGTCTCGTGTGGGGATGATTAGTTTAATCTTTTTTTCTTTGCATAATAACAATATAAAATTTATGAATTCATCATCATCACTCCTTGGTACAATGACATAATCATCAGCAAAATACAAAGCGGATGAATTTCGAGATATATCAGCAGCAATCACACCACATTCAATTTTTAATTCACGAATTGCTTTTTTGAATGATTCTATCAAAATGACTTTTTGTGATGCACTTGTAATTAATATATTCATGTTGTTCACTCCTTATAATATTCATCAACGTCGTGATACCTACTCCTTCGCCGGATATATTCTTCTGATTGTCCCCATTTTTTTAAGGTTTTGTGAATTATATCTCGCAGAATTCCACTATTATATTTATCTTCACACTGTATATCATTCTCGAAACCACCGGGGTCTTGACAATATGCTATACTGAGATTTGTGATTAACATTTCTTCTGCTTCTAAAATGTCTTTGTCGGGCACTCGTATCATCGTATTCACTCATTCCTTGCCTGTGCAATCCACAGATTAACAAATTCATGCTGTCGTCCGTCTTGGTAGTCATCCACCTGCGCACCGAACCGTTTCGTCCACTGATCAACTGCTGACTGCCACCCGGGACAAGACATATCAACATAAATACCATCATCGAATATCACTATCGGATATATGGCGCATTCGACTGGGCGGCCTATACCTCTATTGCAATGCTGGCGTTTATTGAGCTGGTCGCAGTTGTGTTGTTTGTTATATCGCGGTATTTTGCCGTGTGATGGTTTGGCGGGGATGCGATTACCATGAGTGCCGTGACAACACCGCTGGCAACCTTCGCATAGTTTAGGGTCTATTGTGATAATCATCCCAACATCACCCACACTATGAATATTATTCCTATGACTCCTGACACTACATTTATGATACCATAGTTCGCAGGATTATATTTTTTTACATTGGATAGTCCACATATAATTTCTAGAATCGTTCTAATAATATATAATATAAATATTATTTGTATAAATAATTCATAGTTCGGTTCAATTGTTAATATCATCCGAACATCACCCACGTTCCCAAAATCCACATTATAAATCCAATTACTATATCTATATTACCATACTCCTTTAACTTTTCAGCTTTGATTATCCCATAAATCATCTTTAATGATGCTGACAATAACCAAGATATAAAAAGTATTGATACACACAATTCATAATTCAGTTCTATTGGTTCTATCATTTTATCACCTTTCTGCATAATGTGTGGTTATTTGTATATTCCCATTCGGCACCACAGTCATCACATTTTGCAATGTATTCTATACTTAATGTAGCATCATCATTAAGTAGAAATTCATAATATTCTCTGACTGTATAATTCTCATCTATTTCGTCATCCACCCCTACATGACAGATTGGACATATTGACTTGCTATCTGCGCTCATTCTATCGCCCCAACGCCTGCAACGCCGCATATGCTTCCACCATTTCAACAGCATCGCCATTATGCAGACTATCTTCTGCCTGCTCGATTACCTGTTCTATCATAATTACACCAAAAGCACCCGCTGGTATTGATCGATATGCATTCAACAGTTCATTTGCTCGTATAAGCTCTTCGTTAATTCCATCTATTATATTCATATCATTTCACCTATTTGAATCAATATAATCAGCCACATCGCTCCAGCCAGTTGGTAGGGCCATCACCGCTCATTTGTTTTTTACGACGTTCTGCCAGCATTTCTTCATCGGATAGAACCTCTTCAATTGAAATCTTAATCCGCTTGCCAGCAAATCTATCCATTAAAACATACCATTTATTTGGACTGTCGTGTTTTAGGCTGACGCTGGTGTGTGTTCTGCTTTCATATCCATAATCTGTGGTAGTATGAACTTCCACTGTAGCAAAACAATGATTTGTATTCCAGCAGTTAGTACACATATTCCATGCTTTACAACTATTGCACATGTCAAGCCCACATACCCGGCATGTTGAGATGTGTTCAGATTCAAGCCCACAGATGTCGCAGGATTTTACTTCTATGTTTTTGGTTATTGTTTTAGTTGCCATTATTCGATAACACCTCTTAATACTGTACGACCAAGTGGCTTTTTACCGATGGATTCTGTTTTTTCAGAGTCTTGCTGTATTCTGAACTCCTTGCCACAGTGCCAACATTTCATAGCAGTGATGTATGCAGGAACGTGTTTCAGCCCCGAGCGACAATACGGACATTCTACCATTCTGATTGTGCCTTTTGTTTCTTCCTCACGTATAATATTCGTTGTTTTAATGAATGCCATTGTTCCACACCTTCTCCATTCGATATATAGCAACTTTGTCACCCCTGTTGAGCTTATATCGCTCTCTTACCCACTTCACAATAACGATTTGGCCTTTATCATTGACTTCCGCTTCGAAGAGCGGCTGCTGGACGTGTATCAGGTTACTGATCCGTTCGACTAATTCTGCAGCATCTGCGATTGATTCATTGGTCATGTGCTTTCCTCCAGGCGGTATACTAACTCAAGGATGAGTACCATCACCAGACATATAATCAACAGTACAAAAAATACATATCCAGATATGTGTCCGGTGCATACGCAATATAGATAGTATGCAACATTTAGTATTATTCCGATGAGTAATATCTTCATTAATCGATTTGCTTTCATTCAATTCACCAAATATACAATACCACTTAATAGTATATAATATTATTTATTCGTAAAAAGTAAGACTTATACTTTAACCCATCGCTCGCCGTCAAGGTCAATGAGATCGGCACCATCAAACACCAATACAAAAGAACCGAAGGTATGTGTAAGTATTACAGTATTGTCTGCGACTGTGTAGAGTCCACCTGCTGGACGTGTATCAGGTTACTTATTCGTTCTGCAAGTTCGGATTCATCTGCGATTGATTCGTGTGTCATTTGTCTTCCTCTTGTGCTTCGTGGATGTTGCCAACAACTTCAATATCACATTTCTTAAAATATCCAAGTTCTTTCTGGTGTTCTACAAACCAACAGCCAAAACGCATGAATACTATTTCAAGTCCGCGTTTGGTTTTTACTATGTCTCCTTCATAGATGTCCACACTATTTCGATCTGTTAAACCGGTGTACTCCATAAGAATCCAGTCTACGGTTTTCATATAATTTTCATAGAATATATCCATAAATATCTCAATGGAACCATCTTCATTGATGTAAAAACCATCATATACCATTCGTTCATTTGTTGGGTCGTATGCTCTGAATTTGATTTCCCTCATGTCTCTCCCTATTCTTCATTAATTTCATCCCATTCCAGCTGTCCAATTAGTAATCCCCGTTTTTACACATTTCATATAGGGGTCATATCCCCCAACTATATCAAATCTTGGTAAGCTCTTTAGTTTTTTTCGTAGTTTATCATAACCCATCACAAAACCACGTTGGTATGTTCTTTTGTGTCTGCGATTGATTCTTTTGGTTTCATTTATAACACCACGTTTGTTTCAATAATAATACTGTATGGTGGTTGTTCGGCTGGCCATTCGTCTGTATGTGTCACCGATACACGTTTAACCCGCAACAATGTTTTATTCTCGAACTCCTTTATCAAATCTTTAATATCAGTTCTTAGTTTATTTTCACATGTGCGAAGTTTTGTAGTATCCATTCAATTCACCGAATATACAATACCACTTAATAGTATATAATATTATTTATTCGTAAAAAGTAAGACTTATACCTTTACCCATCGCTCGCCGTCAAGGTCAATGAGATCGGCACCATCAAACACCAATACAAAAGAACCGAAGGTATGTGTAAGTATTATAGTATTGTCTGCAACTGTGTAGAGTCCGCCAAATGCATTGTCCTGTACGACCACATACGATCCGTCATTTCGGAGTTCTAAATAATCATGGGGGTTTACTTCGGACTGGTACCTACCTTCGATACTATCTGCTGAGGTAATACAGCCGCTAATCCCCGTCGCCATAAGTAACATTACAATCGCTAATGAGTACTTTATCATGTTTTGCCACCTCGATAAGTTCATCTATTTTTTCCTGTATAATTCCTGATAAATTCAAGTGATGTTTTTCTATATGTGCTTGATGCTCTGATTTTATAGATACACATTTTGTTATTCTCATATATACAGTATATATCCTATATACTTATATACTTTTAGGTTATATATATTATATAAGTTAAATATGTTATATAGTTATAAATATATTTGAGGTGAAATAATGGCAAACGATTCAGCATTAAATATAGGTGACACACACGGATTGATAGGGAACCCGATTGTGGTTTTTAATTCTCTTGGTCCTGAAGTACAGGGATGGATTGCATTTATTACGGGGATTGCAGCACTAGGGTTTTTGATAGTGACTATTATATGTCAATTTGGGCACGGCATCGGGTCAAATGTATCGAGCATCCAGCGGGACAGCGCAGGAAGAAGCAAACATATCATGGGTATGTTCTACGGAATCATTACAGTAGTATTGCTACTGCTCATGTTAGGAATGCTATTTGCAATCTATTTCAGTTAGAGTGGCGTTTATCTGCATCATTCTATTTTTAGTTCCTGCTGCATCTGGAGATACAATTAGTGAAATTCTTGAAAAAAAATATTTAGATTTTGCACATGGTCTAGATTATTCAGGGGTGTATGCGCCAGATAAACTACAGCAGAATTACGAGCATATACACGCCTGGATTGATATTGTAGGATATAATGATATGATTTGCATAGATGGTGAGTATTACATTCCGGACGACCCGTTGGATTATGTTATAGTCCAATCGGATAAATGGGAATCTGCCGATGGTTGGAATACCGGTGTTAAGGAATTCACAGATGAGATAACAGTGACCTCAGATGGCAATACAATCACAGCTTCAATGGATATATACCTAAAATGGTATAAGGTAACATTGAAACTGTATCCATTCAAACATCTTAAGAAGACATATTATACTGAGGAAGCCATTTTCTACGATACTGATATTGTACCCCAGACATTACAGTCGTTAGATAATACTAATGTGTCTATTGAAGTGGTAATTTATAATAATTCAATCTCACCAAAGACCAGCATATTGATTGAGAATGTCCCTCTTGATGCAATCTCAATTAACTACACATATAATAATGAGTCGATAATACATCATCGGAGCACAGCGACACAAGAATACACTGATAAGAACTGTCCATATATGTTGATAAATTCATCGAACATATGGGAGATGGACGGTAATCTATCCCGCTTCGGTGAGTTTGTAATTATACCAACAATGAACTTTTCGAGTAGTAACCTTACAGTTACGTTGAATAGTCCGTATGAGTCTTATGCAGTGGATAACATCACCGTGTATGAACTGGAATGTAACGACCCAGGCGACGTATTCTCATCACTGTTCTGGCCGTTCATAAGCTTGGTAGGATTATTTGTGTTTGCATCTATTGTACAGATTAGGAGGTTCTAAATGGCATTAAATCCAGTAGACGCCCTAGCAGAGGGTGTGGACAAAGGCATAGGACTGTTTGCTGTAGGCGTTGGTGATGACTTATTCAACATGAGCTCACAGGGCGTGGCCAATGCATCATATCAGGGGAAGTTATTAGTAGACATTGCCACGTTCACATACAACCCCCTGCAAGACCCCACAGTCCTTAACTCACTAAAAGAAAGCGCATTAATCTATGTTATATTTCTTATTATGTTCCTATTTGTTGGGGGCGCATGGGTGCAGATGTCCCGCCTGCGCACAAGCAGACAGTTTTTGGGGATGGATGTAAAACACACATCAACCATGAAAGAGTTTTTTGGTCCTGCTTTTCTATTAATAGTATGTGCGCCGATGATCCCGTTTATAATGTGGCTAGCATTAGTGCTAAACTACGTGATTTGTTCTATGATAATGACGGGGATATTACCGAGCATAATAATCACACCGGATAATGTTACACTATACGTCGCCATGGGGTTTATCTATGCATTATTATCCATGTCGTTTGTCTGGAGGTCATTGATCATAGGAATTAGTATGGGATACTGTCTTGTAATAATTATCTTAATTGCCCTCCCATACACTCGAAAGATAGGCACCGGATTATTTATCTATTATATAGTAATGGTGTTCATGCAGCCGGTAATTCTAGCGGTTACATGTGTAGGCGTTGGAGTTATTCAATTCATCGCACCCTACAATCAGTCATGGCAGTTTTTCTGTTTCATGGTATTCGGATTATTATTATTAGTGGTATCTTTAATATTTATCATGGGGCCATTTACAATCATGAAATTATTAGGCAGTGCAAAGAATAAAATAAAATTGGTGATGTAATATGTTTTCATTAAGATTAAGAAAAGTAACTGAAGAGCAGAACGGTGTACCTTGGAATTGGATAATTCCCGCTGGCATCTACGGATTAGTAGCTATGTTTATCCCATTCATGCTATTCATATTACTCTCATCAATAATCTTAAAAGCATTGATGATTCTAATCTGTATAGTCGCAGCGGTAATATTCTATACTAAAATGCGCACACCCGCCATACTCATAAGATCCACACTTGAAGTAAAGTATCGGATTAGAGTATTGAAGGGTGAGCATATCATCCCTAAGCATACAGTATCGTTGCAATTCTTGAAGGGACTTGTCCCACTTGAGAAAGCACACCCCAATGGGCTAATAGAATTCACCAATAATCGGTTCGGAGTAATATACATGTTGTTCGTACCCAACCGAACAGGTGATAACCTGGATGCGTTTATACACTTAGTAACTAAGAATATAATTGATAGAATACATGATGGTCAAGTGCTCAAAGTAGTGGAGTTTCAACGATACACACAGGATACTACAATCAAAAACAAAGTCGCTGAAGCTATGAACGATGAATCAAAGACCACAGAACAGCGCGAACACTTGAATTCAATGTATCAAATGCTGGTATCTAATACTGAGGTTCCCACGAAACGGTATATCTACGCTTCAATAATCATAGGTCGATTCAATACGATTGAAGAAGCGGATGCAGAACGTGAGAATCTTATCCCGAGTTTAGAAGATGGATTTGAACTTGGCGGGATAGGATACGAGATGCTAATTACAGAATCTGTTATTGGGCGAGCATTGAGGAGGTGTATCAAATGATAGAACAAATTTCAATTACGAAGTATTCAATAGATAGAATAGCCAAAGCACATTTCAAAAGATATTATGGAGATGGGTTTGAATTGTTACCAGATCATATAAAAGAAATGTGGTATGGTGTGGCTGAAGGGATGCTAGAAGATATGAACTCTCTTATTAAATATTTTAATGATGGTGGTGATTTTAAATGAACATACTATCACAATTCAGAAACAAAAACGAAGCAGCGGGCGCAGTATTAGACAGTCAGCGATACTATGATGAGCAAGTACGGAAAATCACACCTACACTAATCGAAGAACACCTAGACCACATACTCATAGATCGTGAGATATATGCAACCTGTATGATTGTGGGTGTGCCGCCGTCACAGACAGGCAGGGGATTCCCCCGTAATCTATCACCGGACTTCACTGATCAGATTATGGCACTAGAGGCCACCAGTGATTGCCTAATAGGTATTTCGTATAGTTGCGAACCAATCCCTCACGAAATTGCACAGCAACTAATTGATGATGCACTGTATAAAAATAAGATATCAAGTGAGCAGATTGACCGAGATACCAAGAAGTCATCCGGAGCCTCTGCACACTCATTGAGATTTGACAAAGAGGCGCATGACTTTGTAAAATTATACGATGTGCTCTATAATAACGAGCAAAGATTATTCGACAGTCAATACATAATCACATTGTGGTCAGATTCATTTGAAGGATTGCAGAATGGCATATCGAGAATAAAGGGTGTAATGTCTTCTAATATAGTCCGAGCTGAAGTTCCTTACTACACAATATTAGATACTTTCATGGCCGCGCAGCCATATCCTATTTCAACTGATATAGCAGAGATTCAGCAGTTGAGCCATGACTGCGGAACATTGGTACCTCTGCGAGACCCGTTGGTTGCGCTGTCAGATATAGGTTTAATCTATGGCGAGCGTAAGGCGGATAATGCACCATTCATAATCAATTTGGATAAGCTAGCCGCAGGACATCATCTGATAGTAGGATCAACTGGATCAGGAAAGACCGTACTTTTAATGAAATTGATGATGGGGTGCTATGATCTATTAGGTCATAGGTTTGTATATATTACTCCAAAGCCTGACAATAGAACCAACTATATTGCAGTAGCAGATTATTACAAAGATAAAGCAATGGTCATTAACATTGGAAGTAAGAAAGGATATAATAACATCAATCCGTTGCAGGTAATCTTAGATACCAATGCCGTATATCAAACAGATGATGATTATATTGAGATATTTAATAATCATTTGGAGTTAGTAACAGCTTTCTTCCGGGTCCTGAACACATCTGACAACATGGATAACTATGTCAACGAATCCCTAATAGAGATATATCGTAGGAAAGGTATTATCCGAAAGGATCCCGACACCTGGAAAGATTTGGCAGGAGATAGGTGGCCAGTCTTGCTGGACCTGCGAGAAGTATGGAAAGAAGATTCGAAAAATAAAAATCCATCTGCTGAAGCAATGCTCAATCGAACCAGTAGATTAGAAACATCTTGGGAATATATCAATCGACCCACGGATGTAAACTTTGACAAAGATATTATAATCATTGATATTTCAAGTGTACCAGGGACACTCCAGGACGCCATGAATGTGTTTGTTACCGGAATGGTTGGGATGAGATTCAATACTGAATTGACCAAAAAAACCAATGTGATCATAGACGAAGGCCGGGTATTCTTAAACGACAAGAAACTGGCAGAGTTCATCCTGAAGATATATACCCAGGGCCGAAGCTACGGACTCAATGCATGGTTCACAACACAACAGCCATCTGACGCGAAAGACGAAGACGTTAAAGAACTGCTTAAAAATAACTCATTTGTAAATATCATCATGGGGAATGTTCAACCGAACTCATATGATTCAATTAAAGCATTCTTTAATATGTCAGATGAAGATATTGCTGCGCTTCGTGGGTGTGGAATTGGGCAGGGATTAGTCCAGGTGAACAACACCGTAACAGATGTGAAATTCTCACTTACTGACCTGGAATCGGAGGTCATATTGGGTACTACAAAACCAGGTATAAAAGCAGGTGCTGATGTTGGTTTCAAGGTCATCGATAAAAGATATACAAAACTCGCTGAAGAGAATCACGCATATATCGAAGATTGGATTGACGGTGATTCAAAACTACTAGCACCCGGGCGGGATAGATTCGCTGTTGTGCGAGCACTCCGGGGCGGCACAACTGGAATCTGGATACAGACGTCTGAGGTTAAAGATGGCAAAATATTGAACCAGACCGTCGACCACTACGGAACTGTCCTACAAATCGCCGCATACTTGCTCCATAGAGGGGCGTCAGTCCAAGTAAACCACTATGAGGATGCTGACGTGGTCGCAGAAATCAACGGGCATAAGTTAGCGATCGAATATGAAAGACCCGGGATTCACACAGTTGATCAACTCATTGATAAAAACCAGAGATTACTAAAGCAATATGATGAGGTGCTTTTTGTTTGTACATCTACGAACTATAAATTAATCTCATCAGAGCGATGTATCGGGCAAAACCAGACCGTCTCGCGTGGTTCTATGCTGTTGGACAGGTTGGATAATATTCTCTATGAAGCAAACCGAGGAAGCAAATAATCTAATATGGTTTAACATTGTTAAATATCAAAAGAAGAGTAAAATCGACTCCGGTTTGTTCGGCACTACACGAATGATATTATTTAGTCATAAATATCCTAATAAAATCATCCGAGTATAAGGCCACTCCGGGCGTGGGGTGGCGCGTGCCGGTGATGAAATGTTCGTGTGAGAGCGAACAAGATGTAATACAATGGACACAATACAAATCACAGCATTATTAGAAAAATATAAATAGTTCTGCGGTGAATATAATACTGACTGCGCACTGATCATTTTATTCACCACTAATAGTTTATTTTTGCGCAGTCGGAATCTTCACTAAGAGATCACCTTTATTCCACTGTCGGAATCTTCTGCACATTTGCTGGTCGTGTTCTTTCTTTATATCGGTGCCTGGTTCAAATAGCAAACTATATATATACACAAGGCATACTAAGTATTAACAAGGCATAATATGCCTTGAAAAATAGTGGTGAAAATAATGATGGATGAATGGATAAAACAACTTCGTGCTGGCGATAAAGTGTATATATCTACCGGCTTCAGTGGTGGATTACAACTAACAACAGTGAAGAAAATCACACCAAAAGGACACGTTAGAACAACTGGTGGTTCGCTGTATCGAGATGGATGCTGCAAGATTGATTCGTGGACCAGTAAACATCTTCAAAAGTGGACGCAAGAACTTGAAGACAAAATGGTGGCAAAAGCACATTTCAATAAACTTGCACATTCAATTAACGCAATCGACGCAAGGACTTTAACATCAGAACAGGTGCATAAAATATATGATATCATAAAAGAAGGGCACGAAACATGATATATATTTGCCTTGAATGTGGTTTTGAAATGGATTACTTCGATGAACCTGGTCGTGATGTGAACTGCCCCGAATGCGAGCAAGAGATGTATGTGGAGTGAGTAATATTATGAGAAATTGGAAACTTGTATATTTGAATAAAAAATATACATTTACACCAGGAATTATGTCACTGTCAGAATATTTGGCTGGTGTCAGAAATGGTAAGTTCCGTGGAGGGGTTCCTATAATCCCAGCTGATGCGAAAATGGAGGGGCTATAATGTGCATGGCTACTAAAATCGAGGAGATTAACACCCGGGTATCTGCGCTTGAATCCGCGAAGGGCGTAGGGAAGACAGAGGCGCCCCCCGACTATGCACAACTCCAGGTAAAGCTTGACCAGATGTGTGTGCTGTTGTTCGGATCAAGTGACCTGCCGGCAGTCCGAGATAAATCTGGTGTGGTGGTGAAATAACGTGAAGTGCCGATATGACCATATCTATAAACAAATAATATACTGTGAAAATAAAAATTCCATTTTTTATAATGGGTGCTGCGTTGGATACAGATGCTGTCCAGATTATGTCTGTGTGCCAGGTAATATAAGAGACGAGGTGAAATTATGAAAGATACTATACCTAATATGGATGATATACTTAGAAATGAAATTGTGAAATTAAATCGAGAACAATTATCTACGCTATTCTGGCAAGTTTATGGCAGCATGAGAATAGATCATTATGATGCGATTACTGAAGCGATTGAATCTGCAATGTTTGATGTTAGAAGAGTGAAGGATAGGCGGTGATAAGAGCATGAATTCTCTAATAATATGTGATGTACGGGAATGTAAATATAATCAAAATGGATACTGCTTGGCATCTGAAGCATTTGAATGTCAAGAGAGGACGGGGTTGCTGATGAATCATGATACAACTTAATAAACTAAATACATTAGAACTAGCATGGGTATCTAATTTCCTACATGCATTGATAAAAAACAGGCAATTCATAGATAAACCACCAAGCGAAAATGCTTATAAATATGTAACTGAATTTGCAGAAAGACTATATGGAGATAAATAATAATGCCAATAATAAACTGCGGTGAATGCAAAATACAAAAAGGGTACCGACTTGCAATCCTTAAACACTGTAAATACAACGACATCGAGCCGGGCGACCGAGTAAACGTCTGGATCGAGAAGGTGGAATGAACATGAATTATTATCCTGAAAAGTGTGAATATTGGGATACATGTGTGGTAGCAACCGAAACTAAAATGAAATGTGTGGATTACCTAAAGTCAAAAAACTGTTCAATGTGGAAACATTATAATCTCAGGCGGGTGTAATATCATGAAAGAATGCAGAAATTGTGGAAACTATAACGGCAGGATGTGTGTAGGGGATCACAAAGACGAATCATAAAACAGGAGGTGTGATATAATGGATTTAAGTGATAAAATTGTCTGGTTTATTTGCGCGTGTTATTTATTGTTTGCATTTGGTATCGGAATATTGATGTGTATTGGAGTATCATCATGAAAAATAGAAATCTAAACCATAAGGATGATTGGAAAACACCAAAATGGTTATATGATAAACTAAATAGAGAATTTAACTTTGATTTTGATCCGTGTCCTTTACATTCGGACTTCGACGGTCTTCAAATTGAATGGAAAGATAGGAATTTCATCAATCCACCATATTCAAGGAAATTAAAAGAGGCATTTATCAGAAAAGCATTTGATGAAAGTAAAAAAGGCAAGCTTTGTGTGATGCTATTGCCCGTTTCCACGTCTACAAAGATATTTCATGAGGTAATATATCATAATGCGGAAATACGATTCTTGAAAGGGAGAGTGAAATTTGAGGGAATCAATACATTTGGAGAAAGAGTATCTAACAAATGTGGAATGCATGACAGCATGATTGTTATTTTTAAACAGGATTCCAAAAGGTGATCTGAATCCCAAACCACCGCACCCACGAGCGGATCAACCTGGCCGCCCTGATCATCGGGATAGTACTGGTATTCCGATGGCTCGATCTCAATCGGATAAGTATTTATAATATGCTGACTAACTAAGTGAGTAAGGTGTTATAATGCAAAGTATAAACGAAAAATTCACCAATGAAGAATTTACAGAAATGAAAACGATCAAAGAAAACCATAATATGAATTGGCATGATATTGTACTTCATGCAATAAGAGAATATGATATGGTGTAATCTAATGGATTTAGCTGATAAAATTGTCTGGTTTGTATGTGGGGGATTTTTGTTGTTTGCATTTGTCATGGGGATATTGATGTGTATTGGAATGCATATTAAATATCAGTGAAATATGATATTGATTTATATGACTGTTGATGATTGGATAATACAAGAGCAAGGCAAGCATTTTTGTCGTTGTGGCTGCGGTGGAGAAATAACAATACTAAAATGTCACCATACTCCATCACATGGCATTCCAAAATATATCCATGGTCATCAAAACATCGGTAAAAAGTTTTCAGATACACATAAATTAAATCTGTCAAACGTTCGAAAAGGTATAAAACATTCAGATGAACACAAACACAAGATATCCACATCACTGAAAAATATGTCAGATGAAAAAAAACACAATAGGTCACAAAAAATATCTGAATCTAACAAAGGTAAAAAATTTTCAGATGAACACAAATTAAACATGTCCAAATCTATGAAAGGCAGAGTGTTTTCAGAGGAACATAAACGAAAATTATCAGAATCTAATACTGGTAAAACACTTTCAGACGAATCTAAAACGAAAGTATCTAATGCTACCAAAGGTGAAAACAATCCAATGTTTGGGCGCAACCACACAGAAGAATCTAAACGAAAGATGTCTGAATCACATAAAGGTAAATATATTGGTAAAAACAATCCTGCTTGGAAAGGTGGTTTGTCGTTTGAACCATACTGTATAAAATTCAACAATGAATTAAAAGAACGTGTTCGTAATAAATTCAATAGGAAATGTGTTATGTGTGGTGCTGAAGAGAATGGCAAGAAATTATCAATTCATCATATTGATTATTCTAAAACACAAGGTTGTAAAGGTGAAACATGGAAACTAGTTCCTCTTTGTCAAAGCTGTCATATGAAAACCAATCATCGCCGAGAATATTGGGAATTACACCTTACTAACATTCTGGCGTCTCACGAAAACTAAAAAAAATGTGTGTAAATAAATGCCCAACCACAAAAAACACGAGAAAATAAACCTTTCTGTTCTAGTTATAATAATTATTATGTTATTATATATCAACTTGGATTATACAATTATTTTCATTTTTATATTATCTTTTCTATTTTCCACTTTTTTCGTTACTCCAGATTTAGATATAAATTCAAAAATATATAAGAGGTGGGGAATAATACGGTTATTATGGCGTCCTTATCGCGATATCTTTAAGCACCGAAAAGCCAGCCACCATCTGCTGTGGGGTCCAGTATCCCTTATTGGCTATTTTAGCATGTTGGTTGTATTTTTCATCCCCTGGGATGCAGTCACCACCTATGAGATTGCTGTAATTCTCGCCGGGATGGTTGCCGCTATCGAATTGCATATCATCGCTGATAGATTGTCATAGTGTCTAGGGCAGGATAATGTGCGATTATTGGTTATATTGTGAGAATCGCATACAGTAGTCGTAGGTAAGTATATATAGTTATACCACATTGTAGCAAGTGTAGTAAGATACTACAAATGGAAAGGAGAGGAATAAAATGATTTGTGAAAAATTACCTGAAACAAAAAAAGAGATTATTACACAACTTGAGAAAAATGAAGTCCATGGACTCCGGGATACTGCATTGTTCATGACTGGTGTTGGAACTCAAGGGCGCTGGAATGAGCAGGAAGTCTCAAAAGAATATATGTTGAGTATTCAGCCCACCATCATTGAGATTTTGAACGAACTCAAAGCGCAGGAGATGAAATAATTATGTGGACTAAATATATCTCTAATGGTGAATGGGAGTATCTCTGTGAGTGTGGAATGGGAATGATTGATGAGTTCTATAATGCAGATACAGGTCATTATGAATGTCCCGGGTGTGGGTCTGAAAGCCCTGATTTGGAAAACATTGAAACGACAACTTGGTCGCGGGTGGCTGTGCATAGTCATACTAGATACCAGTAAATCAATGATTAGGGGGAGTATAATGAAAAACGGTAAACTTGTCTGGCTGTACATCGATGAATCAATGACACCGACGAACAGCTATGATGCGCTGGGCGAGGGCGGATGTGCGGATACATACTGGATACCAGCGGATCAGACAATGGAGGGATTGTAGATGGTAAAAGGATATAAATTAGCATATGGAATATGGAATTATGAGCACAGCATCACAAGCAGGGATATAGGAAGGCCAGAAATATATAAAACAAAGAGTGATATTGACAAGGTACTTCAAGATAAAAAAGCCAATTACGCATCAATGGGATATGAATTGTGGTTTACAAAAACGACAGAAGTTGATGTTGTATTGTGTGGATGTGGAAAGCACAGTGAATTGAACAGTCCATGTTGGTGGTGTGGTGAGGAGATATAAATGGATTTTAAAAGTGGAAAGCAACCATGCGATAATTTTAACCCACAAATTGTAATGAATGTATATGAAACAAGGGAAAATCAACACCAGTGTTATAGATGTGGTGGAATCGTAAGCCTGTGTACTAATTGCCATAGAGACCATCATAATGGTGGATATGAAACATGTAAACAAAACAACGAGGAGGAATAGTTAATGGCAACCGTATCAATCAGAGTTAACGAAAGAGGCAGGGACAGACTATACAAAACCAAGGACGGATATAATCCACTTCCTGCAGCATTGGATATGGTTTTGGATTTCTGGTATGAACACCACGGGGGCGCAGACAAATGACTGACTACGATGAATATAGGGGGATAGTGTGTATTGATTGTGAACATGGATATGTATGTTATGAATCCAATAGTGATATTGACAATTGCATATATGCAGCGACACCGCTGGAGGAAGACGAATGGCCGATACTATAGAAAACTGTAGCAACTGTAAACATCTACGTAAAAGCGTTACTGAAAATCCTTGTTTTTACTGTTTTCCAAGCAGGGGACTGAACAAATGGGAGGAAGATAAATGACATTCGAAGATGGGCAGCAGATAATCAGAGAATGGTTCGACTGCCATGTGTCGGTTGTGGACTGGGGGGCGACATGATGGGCGCAGACGGGCTTGTCAGACTGAAACGGTGGGATGGGCGGGGCACCCCCAGGGAGGACCACATAGACTTATCCGAGTTTGATGTTTTTTGGGACTCTGCAAATAAAATCTATAAGGTAAAGTACAGCTGTGCGAAGCACATCGGCTGGTTCTGCTATGAAATACACCAGACAACTGATATGATTCATGAGGTGTTGGAGGGGATGTTGTGCTATCCGTGTTATGAGGCAGAGGTAGAGGCAGAAGATAATGATGACTTTGAGCCGAGGGCTGGAGTACGATGCACATGCTAAATTACTATATAATAAATGAGGAGGAATAAATATGGATTCATATCAAGCGATATACGATGCAGTTAGGAGTAGAATATCTGGATTTGATGGACAAGCACTAATTGATCGAGTTGCTTATCAGTTCGATTTTTCAGTTTATGCGCAACAGATACAAGAAGAGGCCCTAAATGTAACTTACGAAATGCAACGACCATCTACCATATATCGCCCTACATTGAGCATCG